CCGGGATCTGCAACAGCAAGTAGTTGTTCTAACCAACTATCAAGTACTTTATGTTCTCCATTAAGTAACAAATGAAATGAAAAATCGCTGTAGAATTTACATTCTGCATTAAACTTTGGGAAACTTTCGCCGGGCACTATATCACCCTTAAAGCTACGAATTTGACCCTCATGCAAAATTTGTGTGCGATTTTGGTTCTTGCCTCCTATGTAAGCACCAGAGCCAGGCGCACGAATAAAACTTTCTCCGTACACATCGCTGAGATATTTAGCTATCTCTCGCTCAAATCCTGATCCTTTTGCTTTTTGTGGTGAAGGCATGTGTTTACTTATCATATCAATCGTCTTGTAGATTTTTTAATTGTTCAATAGTGTCTTTGAATGACTTATGATGTATTCCAATACCACCAGCACTACGCCATTCTTCTATATTACTAGTTCTATCATCAATTAATATATCTCCTATCACACAATGAACATGTTTATCTTTACTGAATGGTCCAAAGTGTACAGGTATATTGGGAAAATGCTTATGTGCCCACATTACTTTATCGTAAAATGCCCAATGCACATCGTTGTTTTTTGGTACTGCAGTTAAAAATATTAAGTTATATTTGTTCCATGCGAACTCTCTGCAGAATTCAATAAGTTCATCTGCATAGGATGTTTTATCTAAATCTCTATACAATCTTTCATTGTCACGTAACTTAACCCATTTCTCATCGGGGTAGATACCTTCACTGGGAGGCGCACGTAATACGTCATACGCATATTTGTTAAAGTCTGCTACGACCCCATCCATGTCTATATATAATGTTGATTTCATTCCACGTCCACTGCTGTGTTATAACTTGTAAATCCGTTTTCTTTAATAACTTTTAATACGCTAGGTACTCTTCCCGCTAGTTCTTCTCTGTGTGATACAAGCCAAATAGATTTTTGCCTACGACGGCTCATATCTTTAAGAATAGCAATACTATTCTCAACTCCCATAGTATCAAGTCCACTATCAATCAATTCGTCAATAAACAATGTGTTAATTGGGACATATAAGTTTTCCCAAACATCACGAAAAGCGAAACTTAACCCTAATATCAATCTATTACGTTCACCACGTGATAAATTGTCAAAGTCTAACTCACGACCTAGTTCTGTTATTTCTACACTTAAATCATTTAAAAATATTACTTGATGTGGTAAACCAATTTTGTCAAGATAATGTGTTAACCTTGCATTTAGATAACTTAAATTTTGATCAATAATCTTTTTACGAACAAAACTATCTTTACTAGTTAATAAATCAAGTAAAAACTTTTGATGTTCCATTATTCTAGTAAGTACATTAATATTATTAAAATCAATAGTTTGCAAAGCTTGATTTTCCATATCAGTAATTTGTTCTAAATAAGGATCAGTTTCTTCTGCTTTTTTTCTAATGTATTCTTCTAAGCTGGTCATCTTATTAGCGTGTTCAAATGCTAGTTGTTCTGTATCATAAAAACATTTAGGCATTATACCTATCTCACCCAAATCAGTTATTTGATTACTCAGTGTTTCAATTTCACCTGATGTTGTAAGAACCTGTAGTGCCGCCTCTTGAAGTGCTTTTTCTTTACTTGCTAAAACTTCTATATGTTTTTCATCATGCATAGTCTGACCACATGCGTAACATTCGTGCTTTTGTAATTTTTCAACTTCTAATTTTAATTTTTCTAATTGTTTTGTTTCTTTAGTAAGGTCAAGTTCAGCACTTGTTAACCATTTTTGTAATTCTGTTTTTTCTTTAACTTTATTATTATATGCCGCTAAGTCTTTGTGTGCCTGTAATTCAGCAACAATGTCTACGTTATGAAGCTCTAGCCATTGATTCATCAGCGATTCTGTATCTGCTTCATGTTTTTGCTTCCAAAGAGTTTGTCTACGTTTAAGTGCATCAATCTGTTCTTTTACTCTTTTGTTTGCCTCTTCAATAGCTTTGATTTTAAATTCTTCTTGCTGAATGTTATCTTTTGAATCTTTGATTAACTGTTTTATTGATTCTGCTTTTTCACTGAGTAATGTAATGCCAAGCAATTGTTCAATAATGTTACGTTGATCATTTGCTTTCATAGCAAGAAAAGGTTCACTATATGTGTTTAAGGCAACAATGTGCTTAAACATATCTAGGCTCATGTGAATTACTTTTTCAATCGCTATTTGTGTTTCTTTATTCTCACCTTGTGCGTCATCTTTTGAAATTTGTTCATTGTTTGTATAAAAACGTAGTAGATTTGGCTTACGACCACGTTCAATTTTATAGTCAATACCATTCACAGAGAACTCTAGAGTAACCAACATACCCTTACCGTTTGTTCTGTTTACTAAATTATCTTTGCGAATGTTATTGATTGGACTGCCGAACAATGCGTAACAAAGTCCTTGAATAAGTGTAGTTTTACCTGTGCCGTTACGAGCACCGTCCCCACCTAAGTCTAAATTCTCACCCAATATAAGAGTGAGGTCTGTGCGATCAAAATTAACAGCCTGTGTTACAGCACCTATGCTTAGAAAGTTACGTAATGTTATATTTTTTAATTGAATCATATGTTTCTATAAATCTCCAACAACAATTTTTTATCGTAAAAGTCGCTCTCTATCGCACCAATTTGATCTAGCACGATTTGATCAACAGATTCAAATTTTAATTCTCCTGCATTGATATCATTTGATACTTGATCTAATTTCATAGGTATGAGTGCCATTTCACGCAGTTTATGTTCTGGAATCAATGTTTCACGAATAAAATTAGCTTCTTCATAACTGATATCAATATCTAAATGAACTCTAACATGACTGTCTTTTATAAGCAAGCCCGCAGGATTTTCTAATATGTCACTTAGTTTATGGACACGATATTTAGGTTGATCAGGCCAACTATGAAACTCAGGCTCTCCACCGTATGGTAGAATCATCATACCACGTGCATCATCACCTGCATCTGCATAGTTATGCGGGAAAGCATTGCCGATATACCAAACATTATTACGTGCTTGACGTTTATGAAAATGTCCAGTAAAAACTTTTTCAAATCCGACCATATGTTGATCGTTGAGTTCACCATGATCAGGCATTTCAACCATAGCATTCATATAGAAACGAGGTAATTCAAAATGTCCGAATAAATATTTGCCACCTAACTTCTGTAATCGTTTCCAATCTTCTTGGACTAACCAAGGAGCAATAACAACATCTTTTGTTATGTACCAGTCGTTGATTATTTCAACATTTGGTAAATGCTTAGCCCATTCAACACTGTGAATATCCCTGCGATCACGATAATAAAGATCATGATTGCCTGGAATAAAATATACTTTATCAAAGTTATCATTTAGTTTTTCTAGTGCCCTAAGACCATATTGCATGGTATGAATGTTAATACTAGCACGATGATGGTTATAATCTCCCAAGAAGAAACAAGTCTCACACCCTTCTTTCTTTGCTTGAGAGATAAACCAATCTACAAACTTTTCACAATCTTGATTGTGTTGTAAACTATTTGACTTTAAACCAAAATGTATATCTGTGAATACTGCTGCCTTCTTGAATAAATTTGTCATAGGTTAAGTATAGCAATTTATGTAAGACTTTTCAATGCATATGGTTATTCTTCGTATGTTGAAAAGCCTTCACTACTTTGGCGACTCCAACTTGGATTCAATCCATTTATTTCTAAGATATCGTCACGTATATTTTGATTTCTCTTTTCGGAATTCAATACACGACAGAAACTATTTGTTATTGCTGCGGTGTAGTATGCAAATGGATTTTGACTTTTGGCTTCGTTAAATCGTAATCCAACATAGGTCAATTGTAAAATTGCGCTGTTACGCATCTCATCATTATATGTGTACCCACGCCAGTTAAACTTCATTGCGTATTTTTCACACAACATAATATACATTCTTGCTAGTTTATTAGTTATGTTTCCTTGGTCTTTGTCAAAAGACCCGGTTGTCAAGTCTCCGCTCCAGTGGCTCTTCCCAATGCAATGAAACGATTTATTCTCATCCATACGAAAATGCTGGAACGGTGGAAAATTTACACGCACGTGAACCATATCATCCACTTCATCTTTTGTCGTTGGATCGTCTAGATCCACAAAAACATCTTCTGTTGTATCTTCAAATTCAAAAATATCTTTTGCTGACTTCTTCTTTTCAACTTTTCTAGGCTGCTTTGGTGCTACGGGTATATGATCCCATGTCATCACCCTGAATACTAAATCAGAAGTAGGGACCTTTTTTGGATTTACAGTCTCACCGGTTTCTATACTAAGTCTAGCTGCCCTAGTTTCTTTTGCTTCTTTTATAATTTTAGGTTTTGAAGCATATTTAAGACTTTCCTCAATGCTAGCGTGTGGCATATCTACTATAAAATCATATCTATGATCACTATTTTTGTCTAGATAAGTGCAATATGTGTTTTTACTTGCATGTATTTCTTTGAGAATGTCTTTATTGTTTAGGTAATTTACTGGTTTTTTAGGTGTTATTGTCATAAGTTAGATTAATAAGTTATCACTATAGTAACATCAAAAGTGATAGAAATGCAAGTTTTTTTGAGAGAAAAGGTAAAAAACGTCATATTATTTAGCGATAAATATGTAAATAACAGGAAACAACTATGGCATTTGTAAATGGATTTGACCCAGATAAAGCACAGGCTTATAACGAATTACGCCAATCCAGCCCCAATTTAAGTCAGGCGCAACTCTTTAATCAAGCAGGGATATCTAGTTTAGAACAAGGATATTATCAACCGTCTCCAATTGGATTTTTAATTCAAAATCCTAACCCAACAAATGTTAATACCACACTTTTTGCTCCATCCGGTACATTAGTAACTGCTGCAAACTTTCCCGTACCTGCCCCTTTAAGAACAGTCGGTGATGAACCAGTTAATAATGAAAGCAGCGGATATGATTTCCAATCACAAGCACAACGAACAGTAACCGACGAACCAGTTAATGAATTTGCTAGACCATTAAATCTAAACCCAGCTCAGCTTGATCAACCAGCTGCAGGAGTAGATTTAGGTGGACTACGTACAACACAAGAGCAATCAGTACAAAGGCAGCAAGCGCAATTTTTAGCACAACAAGATTGGAGATTCAGAATAAGTTTAGCCCCTGGTTCAACGTATCTTTACAATGATCCTGAAGCGAGAGAAAGTGTTGGACACATACTAAATCCTTTATTTGTAACTCAGGGAGTTGTATTTCCTTATGTACCGCAAGTTTCTGTGTCATACAGTGCAAACTACGAACCAACAGATTTGGCGCACACTAATTATAGAATTTACCAATATAAAAATAGTAATGTAGGTGATATTAGTATATCAGCAGACTTTACTGCACAAGATACACATGAAGCAAATTACTTACTCGCAGTAATACATTTTTTTAAATCAGTAACTAAAATGTTTTATGGTGGAGATTTAAACCCTATTAGGGGAACTCCTCCGCCTTTGTGCTATCTTTCGGGCTTTGGGCAATATCAATTTAACTACCATCCGGTTGCAATTACTTCCTTTAATTATAGTTTACCAAATGATGTTGATTACATCAAAGCAGGAGTTATAGCCAATATGGGAGGACAAAATATAAAGGAACAAACTAATACACCTAAAAATATATCAGGTGGTTCTTCTATAGGAACGTTACTATCATCTTTCTTTAGGCTTAAAAATGCAGGACTCACACCCGGAGCAAGATCGTCAAGACCAGAATTTAATATAGCAGCAGTTTCTAATCCAACATATGTGCCAACCAAAATACAAATTCAATTAGGCTGTATTCCTATTATATCAAGATACGCTATGGCAAATGCATTTAGTCTTAAGGAATACGCTTCGGGTAGATTGTCAGTTGGAGCAGGCAAATCTAATATAGGAGGAATTTGGTAATGCTGTACCCGTCAACAAGTCCGTATCATTTAACAGACATTTATAACAATCAATTTTTAGATATAATGATTGATAGACCGTTACCTAAAAAAGCGGATGACGTATATTGGGAAATCACACCAACTTATAATTTGCGTCCTGATTTGTTAGCGTATGACCTTTATGGTAATCCCTCACTTTGGTGGGTTTTCGCTCAACGAAATCCAAATAGATTACAGGATCCACTTTTTGATTTTATAACTGGAGTAGGTATTTATTTACCACAACAAGAAACTCTAACATCAGCATACGGTATATAATATGGCAGAACAAAATCAGGTACAAGATGATGGATATGTTACCGCAGGAGAAACAGTAGGAGCCAATCCTGTAACAGCAACCGCCGACGTAGGTCCCGATTATTTACTGGCATTATATAAAGGTAGACCAAAAAATCCTTTAAGTGAATTTGCAACCTTTACATATAAACTTATTTTGTACATGGTTACTGCAGAAGCATATATTAGATTCATTGAATCAGGCATGACGTACATAGGAACTAATGAAGGATTTTATACAGTCGCCGAATCAGGTGGCACACCTTATAAAAGTGAAGCTCCTAGAATTAACAAAAACGCTGAATACTTTATTGATGACCTTAGTTTTAAAACGGTTTGTAACACAAAGGCAGCTGAGTCGGCTACCAACTCAATAAATTTTGAATTTAAAATTTATGAGCCAATGGGTTTTAGTTTTACAAGTGTATTGAAACAAAGAGCATTAGAAGCTTCTTTAAACAGTGGTTTACCTGGAGTACAAGAAAACAAAGATAGCATAAAACAATTTTATGTCCTTTCTATAAGTTTCTTAGGATATGATGATGCAGGTAATCCAATTAAAGAGGTAATACCCGGAGGTGAATCTGGTTTTTCTTCTAGACAAGGTTCAGGTGCAATAGGAGACAAAGTTGGTAGCAATGCTAGTTTCTTTCCGCTCGCAGTAACCGATTTTTCATTTAGACTTGATGGAAAAAGCACAGTCTATACAATGAAAGCAACTGTGTTGTCAGTTCAAGAAGCATTTGGTGTAAAAAGAAATCTAATTCCTGAAGATAGACAAGTATCAGGTACTACTGTAGGTGAAGTTTTAATCGGTACTCAATCTGAATCAGATGATCCAAATGCTAAAGGCATTATTCAAATAATGAATGAAAGAGAGCAAAAGTTAGTTAAAAACGGAAACGCAAAGTATGCTAATACCTACAAAATTGTAATTGATGATAAAATTAAATTTGCAAAGTTAAGCACTGAAGAACGTTACCTTAAAGAAAAAACTAGAATGGGCGTTAATACTAATAGTAGCCAAATTAGTGGTAAAGACACTAAAAAAAATCTTACTTATAATCCAAATACAAGAACATTAGCAGTATCAGGTGGCATGACTATTACAAAATTTATTGACAATGTAATTTTACAAAGTGAGTATGTCGTAAAATCTCTAAATACAGTTTACACAGAAGATGGACTACTAGAAACTAAACCAAATCAAGGAGATACCGGTTCTATTATTCTTGACTGGTTTTCAATAAATCCAGTTGTTAAACCATTAGCATATGATTCAAAAAGAAATGATTATGTTTTTGATATTACATACTATGTTTCTCCTTATAAAATTCCATATATAAAATCAACATTTATAGCACCGGAAAATAAATCAGATTATTATGGGCCTTACAAGGTTTACAATTATTATTTTACAGGTAACAACACCGAGGTGTTAAATTTTGAAACTAGCTATAATGCATTATATTTTCTACCAGGAGCATCAGATGATCAAAAACAGAAACCCAATGACGGTGTAGGGAATACACCTGTAGTTCCAGCAACAAAAAATGTTGGATCGGAAACATACCAAAGTAAAGCCGGTATTCCAGTTGGTTCTATAAAAACAAATTTATATAGCCCAGGTGATCAAATAAAAGCTAAGCTACAAATAATGGGTGATCCTGACTATCTCATGACGAGCATAGGAACTGCTAAAAATGCAAGCACACCTAGAGAAGCTGCATACAATGATAATCTACAAATTAATCCTTTGGGAGGACAAATTTTTATTGAAATAAATTTCTATGAAGGATTGGATTATAACATTGATACTGGTTTGTTGAACATCAATAAAAATATTACGTTTTACGATACTGATTCAACTCCTCAAAATTCACTGAATGGTGAGCAAAATGTTACCGGTTTAGTTTATATGGTTTTAAGTGCAACTAGTTCACTAAGTAAAGGAAGATTTACACAAGATTTGGATTTGGTATTATTTAGTGATCCTAATGTTAAAACAAAAAGTGCAGTAGGTGTTCAAGGAAGAGAAACTACTAACAGTCAAGCTGAACAATTAGGTACAAACATCTCTGGTTTTAGTAGCCAAGACTCTCCAACTAGTGTGTCAGCACAAACACAAGAAGTAACTGCCGCCCCTACATGGGAACAAACACAACAGTCGGTAGTTACAACTCTTACAAATAACTCAGCTACTCCCGAAGCATCTACTGTTGGAGCTAACGTTTCAGTTGCATTTAATCAACAAGCAGCATTTTATAGTGCATCAGTGGTTGATGACGATTCAATACAATCAACTAATTTAGTGAATGAGTTTATTAGCACCAATCAAGAAGGAAGAGCAGTTTAAAGGCACGCAATGGATAATATTATAAAAACATCTGGTACTACCGAACAATACAAGTTAAATCCGGGAGGATCAATTTCTTATCCTTTTGCAGTAAAGGGTATAGTTAAACGAAATGTTGATACTATACGTACAGGAAGGATAGACGTTTACATCGCAGATTTCGGACCAACAGATCCCAATGATTCTAATTCATGGGTAACAGTTAGTTATCTATCTCCCTTTTATGGTTTTCTCTCAGGTGACTATGCACCTAATAACAATAATAATTCTTCTTATGGTACTTTCTTAGAAAATCCAACCAGCTATGGTTTTTGGGCTACATCACCTGACATAGGATCTGAGGTTGTATGTTTATTCTTATATGGTAAAAAAGATTTTGGTTATTATATAGGTTGTATCCCACAGCCTGGTATAACTCATATGGTTCCTGCTGTAGGAAGTACAAACGATGTAATAATGGAAAAAGCTGAGGCAGAAAAGTTTGGTGGTGCAAGTAACTTGCCTACAGTTGAAATGAATGTACAAAATAATCAGTTGTACAACACTCCAACTTTTTACGATCAAGCTAAACCTGTACATAAGATAGTGGCTGCACAATTTTGGCAGCAAGGACTTATACGTGATCCAATTAGGGGAACAATCACTAGTAGTTCTACAAGAGAAAGTCCTTCTCAAGTGTTTGGAATTTCAACTCCAGGTAGACCCATATATAAAGGAGTTACCGGAACAAATGAAGTAGAAGCTTCAAAGAATTTAGATTCTAGTTCTGCCGAACAAGCTAAACTGGTTAGTCGTAGAGGTGGACACACACTTGTATTTGATGATGGTGATTTTTTTGGTCAAAATAATTTGATTAGATTGCGCAGCGCATCAGGACATCAAATTACAATGAGTGATGACGGACAAACACTTTTTATAATTCATAGCAATGGACAAAGTTATGTTGAGTTAGGTAAAGAGGGAACAGTTGATATTTACGCTACAAACAGCTTTAATGTTAGAACTAAAGGTGATTTAAATTTACACGCTGATAACAACATAAACATCAATGCGAAAAAACAATTAAACATTTTTGCAGAGGAATTAAACATCAATAGTGATAAAAATACCAATGTTCGTGTTGGTGAAAATTATAGTCAGCAAACTGTAAAAAATCATACAGTTAAAGTCGATCAGTCGATGAGTTTTTTATCTAAAAGTAATTCTTCATTTAAAAGTGATGCCGTAACTTACATTAATGGTAGTAAAATTAATTTGAACACAGGTAGTTCATCAACGGTGCCTGCCGAAGTGAAACCTATTTCTGTTGTACAACATTCGGATACCTTTTTTGATAATACACAAGGTTGGGTACCTGCGCCATCTAAATTACCTAGTATAAATTCACGTGTGCCTGCTCACACACCATGGACAGATGCAAATAAAGGAGTAGATGTTAAAATAGATGAAACTGCCGCCGGCAATTTCCCATCACAACCATCCGCTGAACTTCAATCAGCTAATGCATCAACAGCAAATACTCCAGTAAAAGTTACAAGTCCTTCTGTAGCTGCAACCGTTCCCAATAACAAATCAGTTAAAGGAAATTTTGACAAGAATACAACCTCAGCAGCAGTATCTCAGGCTGCGGTTTCAGCCGGAACTGATTCAGTTAAGGGGCCTGCTGCTTTAGCAGGAGGCGGAGTAGTAACTGATATAAATGGTACAAAGCAAGCAGTGTTGGGTAAGTTAGGGCATTCGCCTAATCAAATGGAAGAAGCAGGTTCAATAAAACCGGGATCAAGTACTGTAGTAAATTCATTAGTTGCTAAAGGTGTACCACTTGATAAAGCAATGCCTACAAATGTTTTTACAGGTAAAGATGGAATAACATCTGTAGCAGCATATAATAAAAATGCAAATGCTCAAACTAATAACCAAGTTTCATTGATGGATCAAGGATTTGACAAATTACAAAGCACTGGTGTTATAAGGGGCAATGAAAGTCCCACTCAGATTGCAGGATTAGTAAATGGTGTTGCAGCGTTTGGCGTAGGATCAGTAACTTCATATGTAAACGGAGCGTCAGGTTCTAATGTAACTCCTACAGCACAAAATAATAATGGAGCAATAGCATCAACAATTTCAGCTGGTAATTACGCTGCAAATATGGCTGAAAAATTATTAAGTCCAGTTGGTTCAATGGTTTCTTCTATTATATCAACTGGAGCAGCAATTGGTTCCTCAATAGTAGGCGCAGCTTCTACCGTGTTTGGTGCAATAAAGAGTAGTTATACAAAATTAACTGCTGGAAAACCACAGAACTTATCTGCGTTGAATAGTCAAAACACTCAAAACTCAGGTGATATTGTTGGTGGATTGTACGGTGGCGACAATGCTATTAGCAATAATGTCAGTTCATCATATTACACACCTCCTACGACAGTTAACACATCTGAAATAACTAGTTCAATAGAAGCGACAACTAGTGGATTAGTAAATTCTGCAGTGTCTAATGTGCCATCAGATGAATTAGCAAGCCTACAAAGCGCAAGTAAAGCTATATCTTCAAATGGTCCTACTGCAACTAAGATGCCAACAGCAGCGACAGACACAATTAATAGAGCACCAATTAAAGAAGCTACTTCACAAATTTACAATGACAGTAGAATTCCTTTACCTTATTCAGATAGCACAGATTCAAAACCTCCTAAAGCTGAAGTATTAGAGCAGTACAATGATTTACGTGCCGAACTTGACGTTCAAGTGAATTTGAGGAGAGACAACAGGATAAAGTATAGAGAGGCAGTAGCAACTTATGGAAGCAATTCGTTACAAGCTACAAATGCACTAAGAGATTATAAAGATTCAGTGCGAGAGGTTGAGTCTTTAGAAACAGCAGTTGAAGCTGCCTACTCAGAATTATATAGTTAAGTGAGATATTATTATGGTTATATACAAAGGATTTAGTACTCTATTCACAAATGCAAAGAAACCTTCTGTGATTCCACCTGGAATAAGCGGAGGACCTGGTTCAATTGTGGCTCCAGTATTCCCAAACAAAAAGTTCAGTCTATATGACGATCAACTTGTGATAGTTGATTTTTTGAATGCTTTAAACACACCCCAAGGACAAAAAGTAGGTAATCCTGCATATGGAACTTCAATTTGGACATACATATTTGAACCAAATATTCCTGAGATTCAAATTCAAATTGATAACGAAATAAGACGGATCGCATCTCAGGATCCTAGAATCATATTAAATGCGATTAATACATACCCGTATGAAAATGGATTTTTAACAGAAATTGAGATGGCAATATCTCCTCAGAATAAAGTTCAACTATTACAACTGAATTTTGATAGAGGTAGTGGCACAGTATCAGCAAATAACCGTTGAAAATAGCGCATTTTCAGTTAAGATAAATATTAAAAAGAGATAAAACGTATGGCTACAAGTTCAAGACAAGCAACAATTTTTGGCGTAAACGACTGGAAAACAGTATATAAAACCTATAGTCAAGCCAATTTTCAAAGCTATGATTATGAAACTCTAAGAAAAAGTTTCATAGATTATTTGCGTCTGTACTACCCTGAAACATTTAACGATTATGTTGAAAGTAGTGAATTTATAGCTTTATTAGACGTTATTGCATTTATGGGTCAAGCAGTGTCGTTTAGGGATGACCTAAATACACGTGAAAATTTTATTGACACTGCAGAACGTAGAGATAGCGTAATCAAACTTGCCAATTTAGTTAACTACAACCCCAAACGAAATAATGCAGCTCAGGGGTTTTTAAAAATAACAAGTATAACCACAACAGAAAATGTTACAGACATCAATGGTTTAGGATTAGGAGGAATTCCTGTGTTTTGGAATGACCCAGCCAACCCAAATTGGTTAGAGCAATTCAATTCAATTATTAATGCCACGTTAGTAGACGCACAGAGAATTGGAAGACCAGGAAATATTCAAGAAATTTCAAATATTAAAACTGAAGAATACTCACTGCGTATTCCAAATACAGTTTTACCCGTAATACCATTTAATGCTACTGTTGGTGGGGTAACTATGAATTTTGAATGTGTGAGTGCAACAAGTTTGAATGAAACATATGTTTATGAGATTCCACCTAATCCAAAAGGCACCTTTAATATTTTATACAGAAATGACAAATTAGGGTATGGTAGTTTGAACACAGGGTTCTTCTTGTATTTCAAACAGGGTTCACTTATTAATTACGATTTTACACTGAATCAACAAATTGCAAATCAATCTATTCCGATTGGAGAGATACAGGGTATTAATAACACTGATACTTGGTTATATAAAATAGATTCTACTACTAACCAATTACTAAATTGGGTACAGGTTGATAATCTTTATGCGAACACCTATTTAAGAGAAGAAAATTCAAGAAAGGCAGTATTTTCTGTAACCTCAAGATTTAATGATCAAGTGAATTATATATTTGGTGATGGTGTCTTTAGTGAAATTCCTGTTGGATCATTTAGATCATATGTAAGATCAAGTAATGGATTACAATATTCTATTGACCCTGCTGAGTTGACAAACACCACATTAACGTTTAGCTATGTGAGTAAGTTTAACAGAATTGAAACGCTAACAATGACAGTTGAACTAACTCAACCTGTTAACAATGCACAATCAAGAGAATCAATTCCTGACATTAAGGCAAAAGCACCTGTGCATTTTTATGCACAGAATAGAATGGTGAACGGGGAAGATTATAATAATTTCCCATACACTCTGTACAGTTCAATTATTAAGACTAAAGCTCTTAATAGAAGTTCTATAGGAATTTCTAGAAATTTTGATTTACTAGACCCTACTGGAAAATATTCAAGCACAACAAGTTTCGCAGATGATGGTGCATTATATTTTAACACCAATGACAAATTTTATGATTTCAATACTAATGAAGCATCTGGTTCAGCTAACCGATTATTCAGTAATCAAATTTTAGAAATTATTTCTAACAGAAATTTATATCAATACTATGTTATAACTTGCAATAGATATCCTATTAATGTTGCATCTGGTGACGGCATTACAACTTGGAATCAAACAAGCTATGACGGTACGTTAGTTACTGGTTATTTTGAAAATTCTAATGGACCTGTCGCTGCAGGAATTTATAATGCATATAATATGAAATATTGTACAGCTGGTGCACTATTAAAATTTGTTGCACCTTCTGGATATTATTTTTTGAATGATAGATTAGTTGCCGGAGCAGCTCCTTCTCCAAATAATACTTTTATGTGGGTCAACGTACTGAATGTAGTTGATGATGGATTTAACGGCGGTGAAGGTAATTTATATAATGGATTAGGACCAGTAAGTTTAAGTAGATTTGTAGCTACTGGAGCCATTCTTCAAACAATTATTCCTGTTTTCGATAATATATTACCTAATCCAATATTACAATTAGTATTAGATTATTTTGAAAATTTACAAAGTTTTTCGTTATACTACGTAAATAATTTACCAATTAATGTTGATCGTTGGTTTGTAGGTGATTATAACAGATCGGATGCTCTAGTTAAGTTCGAAAGTTTAGGTGGAGGCTCTTATAGAATTACAAGTAAAGCTATCACTTATTATTTCGGAAGTGTAAAGAATACAAGATTTACTTTTGATTCTGAAAAAATTATTTTTGATCCTCTTTCTGGAACTATAGCATATGATGCTGTAAAAGTACTTAAGACAAATACTACACCAAATTCATTATCTATATTAGGCGAAGATTTTAGATTGAATGTGGTTGGACAGACGGTTGAAGCTGATGGTTATCCCGATGATTATGCGATTGAGATAAGCAGTTTAGATGCAAAAAATTCTTCTCTGATAGAAGATCCGGACTTTTTCAGTACAATTACAGGTTATACTTTTGGATCTACTAATACTGGATTTTTTGTTTTTATTGAAACAATAACAGACATAAATTATTTGACAAAAAATGGATTAACTGAACCTAATTTAATAAATTACAGTTATGCAAACAAAAATGATGTTGAAGTTGTGAAGTATGAATATCCAGTAGGTCAGGTTTTTTATGCATTTAGTGAAAACAAATTTTACAAATCTTTTGAGGATTCTACTTCTCAGAACATAGTTAATTTGGTACAAGTTACTAATTATATTGCTTTGACAGGCAGACAAAGTTTATTCTTCCAATATAATCATCTAAGTAATAATACGACACGAATAGATCCAGGTACAACAAATATTATAGATTTATATGTTGTTACTTTAGCCTATTATAATTCATACACAAATTGGATTAAAGATACAACTGGTACTATTTCAGAACCGGCTAAACCTACAGTAGAACAATTAACACAAGAGTATAATAAAGTCAACGATTATAAAATGATGAGTGATACTGTCGTTTTCAATAGCGTTACTTTCAAACCTCTTTTTGGTGATAAAGCAGCTCCGCAACTTCAAGCTACTATTAAGGTGATTAAATCTAGTTTAACTACAGCAAGTGATAGTGAGGTTCGTTCTGCTGTGATAACAGCGATGAATAATTACTTTAGTATTGATAATTGGGATTTTGGAGATACGTTCTTCTTTAGCGAATTGAGTGCTTACTTGCATTCAAATTTAAATGGTCTAATAAGTTCGGCTATTTTAGTTCCAAAAGATCCATCACTTACGTTTGGTGATTTATACGAGATAAGATGTGCGCCTTATGAAATTTTTGTAAACGGCGCACAATCAAATGATATTATTATAATTTCAGCAATTACCCCTGAACAATTACAACCTTAATGAGAAAAAGATATGGTAGCAAAAGTAAGAACAATTGATTTTCTTCCAGAAATTTTTAAGACAACACCTAATGAAAATTTCTTATCCGCCACGTTGGATCAACTTGTACAACAACAAGATTTAGAAAAACTTCAAGGTTATATCGGCAGACGATTTGAATATGGTCTTACTCCTAATTCATATTATATACCTGAAATTAATAAAACAAGAACAGATTATCAATTAGAACCAGCGGTTGTATTTAAAAAGAAAGACACAACTACCGCTTTAGATTTTATTAGCTACCCCGAAATGATTGATGCTCTAAAATTACAAGGAGCACCAGTAACAAATAACTCACTTTTATTTGATAACCAGTTCTATAGTTGGGATAGCTTTACAAACCTTGACAAAATATCTAACTACAGCCAGTATTACTGGTTACCTTTTGGTCCTGACGTAGTTAACATAGAACCATTACCGATTAACCTAACTTCATTTTTTGATGTAGTGAGTCAAACTAATGAATTTTTATTTGTACAAGATAATTTTGAAATAGAAGAATTTAATCCTACCATTACACTGCTTCGAGGCGGCACGTATTATTTTAACGTAGATCAAACATCTAAGTTTTGGATTCAAACAGAGCCAGGTTTATCTGGAACCGTACCAAACAGACCAAACGTTGGTACTAGGGATATTTTTGGAGTTGAAAATAACGGAACTTCTGAGGGTGTAATTACATTCCAAGTTCCTAATTCAGATGCGCAACAGAATCAAAACTATCAAGGTAATGTTAATACTGACCTTGTCAGTGATCAACCATTTAGCGGTATACACGGTCAAAGATTAAGTACTATTGGTAGTATCGACGGTGCAACAAATTTACTTGATAAAACTTTAATATTTTTTGGAGCACCTGCATTACAAAATGCATCAGTGGACACCTTCTTTGATGAGTATGGATTTGATAATGATACTATAGCACCGTTTGGATTCGACTCTACTGATTTAGTAAACGTTAATCAGTATTTTTTCAAAATAAACTATATTCAAACTGATACTCCTGGAGACCCAATAATTAATCTTTCTCCTTTAACTGTCATCCCGCAAAATACAAACATCACTGTGTTAGCAGGAAATAAGTATATATCCAAAAAATTAGTTCGTTTAAGCACAGGAGAAATACAACTTATACCTGAATTAACAGCTCCATTAGATGTTTTGTATTATCAAGATAGCTCTAATCTTAGAAAGTTCGGAGTGATAAAAATTGTTGACAGTAACACTGCCAACTTCATCAACGTAGAGACAGAAATTTTAGGTAAACTAAGTTACACATCACCGAATAATGTTAAATTTACGAATGGATTAAAAATTAATTTTTCAGGAGATGTCATTCCTGAAAAATATAAGACCGATCAGTATTATGTTGAGGGTGTTGGTACAGGAATAAAATTAATACCTAGCTCCTTACTAGTAACACCCGAATCTTATTCACAAAGTGTGTATGAACCATATGATGCTTCACCATATGATACTGCACCTTATTCTGATATTGTTGAATCGCCTATAACACCGGATTATATTACTATTAATAGAGCAGCAACTAATTTAAATGCATGGTCACGTGGTAATAGATGGTTTCACGCTCAAGTAATACAGGAAACAATAAAGCATACTAATAGTACTAATTTACTTAATATCATAAACAGTAAAGAGGCAAGAGCAAAAAGACCAATTATTGAATTTTATCCAAATTTAAAATTATTTAATTTAGGCACAGAGGCTAAAGGTCCGGTTGATTATTTTGATGTAACCGCTACCGACGCATTCACTCAAGTAGCAAATCAATTGCAATATTATCCAGATGGATCAAGTTTTGGACTTTTTGATGGATGTAAGGTAATTTTTTCTGCTGATACTGACACTAATATTAAAAATAAAATATTCCGCGTCAATTTTGTTTCAACCTCAATTGCTAATCAAACATCGACTATAGCAAGTGTTACTACTGCATCGAATGACAGAGTGACAGTAACAGATTCAACAAAGTTTGTTGTTGGTAGTTTAGTATCGTTAAATCAGGATATAGGTAATTTAACAGCCTTTACAAAATATTATGTTTACGATAAACCAAATTCGACTTCAATACGGTTAAGCACTGATCCTAATCTATCTTCTTTCATTCAACTAGATAACGGAACAGGAAATGTATTACTATCTCAATCACCACCTATAATTACATTAACTAAAATAGCTGACGGTGATATTCAAAATTATGATCAGATCGTAGTGTTGCTTGGAGAAAATAGAAAAGGCTTCAGTTATTGGTTTGATGGAATAAATTGGATACAAGGACAACTTAAAACTACAGTAAATCAGCCACCTTTATTTGATGTTTTTGACAATAATGGACTAAGTTTTGGTGATACAGACTATTACGCTAGTAGCAGCTTTATAGGATCGTCATTATTTCAGTACGCAACAGGAACAGGAAATAATGATACAGTGTTAGGTTTCCCGTTAAAATATAGCTCTGTGGATAACGTAGGTGATATCCAATTTAATGTATCATTTAACACAGACCAGTTTACATATGTATTAAATGGAAATCCTACAGTACAAAACGTTAATCAAGGCTATCCATATATTTTTACTTCTAGGGAAGAATATACTAGACAACTAGGTTGGCAAACTGCGATTTCTGAAAGTATTCAATATCAAGCATTCACCTTTAATTATATTCCGCAAAACGGAAATGCTATTTTTATTTGTGATGTGCCTGCCAATTCGACTGACTCTACTGCATGGCCAGTGGTTAAAGTTTACGTAGGTGACAATCTTCTATTCGACAGTGATTTTACTTTTACAGTTGAAAACAATTCTACAATTGTGACGTTAAATGCAAATCCAATATTAGAAACACCAATCGAAGTTTTAATTTATAGTAACTCAGTAAGCAAAACTGCTTATTTTACTATACCTACTAACTTAGAAAATAATATTTTTAATGCACAAATCTCAAATTTAAATTTAGGTGATATAAAAAATCATTACTTAAGTATTTGTACAAACAGTAAACGAATAGTAGGTCAAATTTTTGGATCTAACAATTACAGAGATTTACCAAATCTAGTAAAATACGGTAGTAAGATAATTCAAAACAGTGCTCCGTTATCTCTTACTGGAGCTTTGTTAAAAAATGCGAATTTTAATTTAATTGATTCTTTAAATTTTAGTTCAACCGAATACATTAAATTTAAAAATTTACTTATTGATGTAGTAAATAAAACTCCTTATGAAAGCTATCAAATAGCTTCGGTTATTTTAGATAACGCTATTAATGAAATAACATCATTCAAGGCTCAAAATAATTCATTCTTTTGGTCAGATATGCTACCGAGTCGCGGAGCCTACATAACCAATAGATATACATTTAATGCGGATGTTCTACAGGCACAGTTCACATTAAGTAAAATTTATGATTTCACTTCAGCAAATTATGATGGGGTATTATTATACCTACAAAGAACAGAAAATGGATTAGTATTTGAAAGACAACTTATTAAAGATGTAGATTATTTGGTAAGCGCAGACGCTCCATTAGTTACTCTTTATACTGATTTAATTGCAGGTGATATAATAATAGTCAACGAGTACAATCAAACTTATGGAAGCTACGTACCAAACACACCAACCAAATTAGGATTCTATCCTGCAACTATTCCTGAAATAGTTTATGATACCTCTTATATTAATCCTGCTTGGTTTATTAAAGGACATGACGGTTCGTTAACTAGATTATATGGAAATTATACAAATGGATATTTGAATGACTACAGAGATCAGGTTATATTTGAATTTGAATGTAGAATTTATAACAATTTAAAAGTAAGCAGCAAGATTCCTATTTCAAGTGATGAAGTATTACCTGGACAATTCAGATCAACAAATTACAATTATGATGAAATTTTACAACTATACTCTTTATCATTTTTAAACTGGATAGGCCAAAATAGAATAGACTATAAGTCACAGTATTACCTTACTAATAATGCTTACACCTACAATTACTATCAAGCTACGAACAGATTAGATAATACAATCGTAAAAAGAGGTAATTGGAGAGGATTATATAATTGGTTCTTTGATACTACTACCCCCAATAGTACTCCTTGGGAAATGATTGGATATACTAACAAGCCAGTTTGGTGGGATAGTTATTATGGTGCAGCTCCTTATACTAAGAATAACTTGGTGCTATGGACTGATATGGAAAATGGATACGATTATAATAACGGAGATCCTATTATAATCGAATCTAGAAAGAGACCTGGTCTATTACAAGTTTTACCTGTAGATGATTTAGGAAATCTAGTTGATCCTATGAATTCTGTTATTGGTAATTATGATCAGCTAACATTCCAAACACAATGGAAAGTTGGCGATTGGGGACCTGCAGAATACAGCTATTTAAAAAGCAGTTCATGGCCATTTGATTTAGTGAAATTACTAGCGTTGTGTAAGCCAGCTAAGTTCTTCGCATTAGGGGAAAATCTAGACACTTATAAGTTTAATACAGAGTTTAATCAATACTTACTAAATGACAAATTCAGATTCAGCACTATAGGAGCGGTTGTTTACGGCAGCGGTAACGCCCAGCATAGTTATTTAAATTGGGTAGTAGATTATGTTCAAAGTAATGGTAATTCAGGTTATGACATTTTAACCGACTACCTAAACAACTTAGATGTTAGATTGGTATATAGAGTAGCAGGATTTAGTGATAAAGATTTACTTAAATTTTATGTTGATAAAGGATCTCCAAATAGTAAAAATAATAGTTTGTTGATTCCTGACGAGAGTTACAGAGTAATATTACATGAAAATCAACCATTTGACACCATAACATACAGTTCTGTTATAATTCAGAAAACTGAAACTGGATATCAAGTTTTTGGTAATAGTCAAAATAAGATATATTTTAAAGCCTCAGCCCCCATAGTAAATGGAAAGTACAATACAATAACATCTGGATCTCTTTCTGTTAAACTTTCTAAAAACTTTAGTGATAAAGTAGTTGTTGTGCCATACAGCACTGAATTTAATACACCTCAGGCACTATCAGAATTTATTAACGCCTATGGAAATTATTTAGGTACACAGGGACTTTTATTTGATCAGGTTGAAAACAATTTACTTTTAAATTGGAATCAAATGATTCAAGAAGTTCTTGCTTGGGTACAAGCAGGTTGGGAATCAGGATCTATATTAAATATAAATCCATTAGCTCAGAAAATTGTAATTTCTAAAGAAAATGCAATTGTACAACCGTTAACTATTCAAGATCAAAACTATGTATTGAATCAAAATTTAATACCAATACAAATAAAGGATATGTCAGTAATTCGTAACGGAGTTGAATTTTCTGCTGTTCCATTAAAAGTTGATGATACCGTTTCGTACTTTAATGCAAATTTAAGCAACATCGAACATGCTATTATATTTGACAATGCTACATTATTCAATGATTTAATATATGATCCTAACACAGGATTAAGACAATATCGTATATTGTTAAAAGGCTCTAAAACAGCAACATGGGACGGCACAGTTGATACTAAAGGATTTATTTTAAATCAAGATAATATCTTAGAATGGCAATCAAATGTAAAATATACTAAAGGTGTTATTGTAAAATATAAAAATAATTATTACGCAGCTAATGAAGTTATACAACCTGCCGATACTTTCCAACAAGGGCTTTGGACTAAAGTGGATTATGAAGATATACAAAAAGGATTATTGCCTAATGCAAGTAGCAGAGCCTTTGAAAGTACATTATATTATGATTCATATAAAGCCAATTTAGAAAACGATGCAGACCTATTAGCCTTTTCTCTAATTGGATACAGACCAAGAAATTATTTAGCTGCTGCTAATTTAGATGACATTTCTCAGGTTAATCTTTATAAAACTATGATCGTTGAAAAGGGTAGCAAACAAGCTACGTCAGCGATACAGAATATTACACTACAAACAGGCGGAATAAATTACACCACGTATGAAAATTGGGCGATTAATATTGGCAATTATGGCGGTCTTTTAAATCAAAACTTCATTGAGTTTAAGTTAGAAGAACAGAAATTAAATGGTAATCCTGCTATCGTAAGTATTATAAACGGTATAGGTGAACCAGGTTCAATGCAAGAGATACCTATATATGGACTGTCAAATTATGGTAGAGTTCCACAAGACGTAAGAATATTACCGTTATTACCGTCTTACAAAATGAACCAGTTGCCATCAGCAGGTTATGTAAATTTTGATGACGTAAAAGCACATTCATATAAAGTCACTACCTTAAATCAAAATTCAGTTTCCATATATGACATTTACAAAAATGAGTACATATGGATAGCAGATTTTAAGGGAGACTGGAAAGCATATGCAACTGTTTCATTGGGTAATTCGAATTCGTTTGTAACATTAACTAATGTTGTTAACAATTTAAATAATACGTGTACCGTGTTTTTTGACAAGCCACATGGGTTAACAGTAAATGATGTAATACTGATTTTAAATTATTCAAACTTTGTCGATGGATTTTATATTGTAATTAAAATCAATAGTATAAATTCTATAGTTATTGATTTAAGTTTACCTCTTTCTATATCAAATGTTGAATCTAGTGGAATCGTAGCTAAGCTACAGAATCAACGAGTAAATTCACCAAAAGATATATCAACTTTAAATTTACTTGATACAGAATTTGTTAAAAGCACTGTTTGGGTAGATGAAAACACAGATGGTACATGGGCAGTATATAGAAAAGCAATCAATTATGTAGGAGCAACTTCTTTTAGTAAACCAACACCAACTACTACGTTTGGTAGCAGTGTTGCTTACGATGCTAATTTAGGATATTTCTTAGCAGATTCTGGTGCTGGAAATGTGTATCGATACAAGTACGTTCCTAATATAAATTTTTGGAATCTTGAAGAAACTATAACCTTATCATCAAGCCCAGTTGGGTTTGGTGCTAGTATGGACAAGCAACAAAACTTCCTAACAGTTTTAAAATCTGCATCAACAAGTAGAGTTTATGTCTACGAACTTGTGCAAACAAATAAAATAGAGGCAGTTGCATTACAGAATTCATTTAGCATAAGTGGAGTCACAGACAAAGTTGTTATGTCTGATGATTGCAACTATTTCTTTGTTGGAAAGGGTTCAACTAGACAAGTATTTGTATATAGAAAAAATACGTATTTAACCTACACAAGTATAGGTTATTCTTTAGTAACAGCTATACAACAGAATGGTACACAATTTACTGTAAGTGGTGACAGAAGATCGTTATTATTAGAAGGACAAATGGTTAGTTTTTCTAATGCTGATACTGCTCAAACTTATAAAGTTATAACCGGTGAATATAATGTTTCGTCTAATAGAACAACATTTACAATTGATGGTTACTTTTTTGCAGGTGTTGCGGCAGGCACTGCAGTCTATAGAGCATACTACAATTACACTAGTGTAGCTACTATCACTGGATCAGGGTCAGCTACAAATTTTGGTAAAAATATTGCAACAAATAGCAATGCTACTCAACTATTTGTAAGCGCACCTAATCAAGATTTTAGTGCGGTAACAGACACCGGAGCTGTTTACATTTACGACAGAATTAAGCAAACATTTGAAAGTAGATTTACTGCAATTCAAACACTACCAACTGATTTTACATTAGCTTGGACCCCAGTTAATTCTATCACAGTATTTTTAAATGGAGACATTTTACCTTCAAGCAGTTATTCTGTAGCGTCTAATGTACTAACAATAAATGTTAAAATTAGTGCAGGAGATTTAATAACAGTTGAAGGTAATGACTTTGTTCTATCTCAAACTTTGGTTGGACACACTGAAGTTGCTAGTCCTAGAGTAGGAATTCTATACGGTCAAGGATTAGACGCAAACAATGCAGGTAACGAATTACTAATTGGTTCCCCATTCGACATAGTTAATAGTACAGGCACAGAAGGAAGTGTTTATAGATATACAAACGCTGGTAAAAAATTCGGAATAATTACAGGGTCAAGCGTATACACCTTATCAACTTCAATAAATGTTTTAATCAACAGCTTTATGGTAACCTTGCCGAGTACCGGTATAGATACAGCAATTACCGCAATAAATGAAGCAAATATTCCAAATGTACAGGCTTCTAAAACCGATGATAATAAATTAATAATACAATTAATTAATCAAAATTTAAATTTATCAGGTGACAAATTAAATCTAACAGTCTTTGTTCAAGCAGATTTTGCTAGTTTGGGCATAACGTATTACACTAAAACACAAGAATTGCATGATCCTAATTTACAAAATGCAACACAATATGGAACTGCAATTAAATTTAATGAATTAAATTCATTCGTAGTAACCGCGCCTACAAGTAATAGATATACGCAAACTACTTTTGATTTTACAGATGATGAAGATTATACTAATGATACTATATTTGATAATAACTTCACTTCATTTATAGATGTCGTTGTAGATGCAGGATCAGCATACCTATATGATTATTTAGGTGCATATAATGAAAGCATCGATAACATTGGAAAATTTGTATTAGCACAACTTTTAAATGACACGACAACAACTTTAGGAAATGCACCATATTATGGAAATAATATAGCATTTAATAATTATAACGTGCTTATTGGTTCCCCTACTTACTTAACAGGCAGTCAGAATGGTAGAGTAAACATTTTTAGAAATGATGTTACTAAATCAAATTGGTCTGTTTATAGAAGCCCAGAACAAACTGTAGACATTGAAAAACTTCATGTTGTGTCAATTTACAACAATTTGAATAATTTAACTATTGTAAATTTAGATTATATTGATCCATTACAAGGTAAACTATTAGGAGCAGTAAGAGAAAATCTTGATTATATTTCAAGTGTTGATCCTGCAGGATATAATAATTCCACTACAGGAAAAGTAGTTTGGGGACAAGAATATATTGGTAAGTTATGGTTTGACACATCTCAGACAAAGTTCATTGATTATCACCAAAATGATACATTGTATAACAGTAAATATTGGGGATCCGTATTTCCTGGTAGCGTAGTATCAGTATATACTTGGATTGAAAGTGATGTAACACCTATTAATTATGTAGGAATAGGATCGGTGTATGACATTGATAGTTATACAACACTCTATGAAGTTGTTGACGGTGGCACTATAGTAACACGATATTACTATTGGGTAAAAAATGTTGGTACAGTTATAGGTAGAAACAAAACACTTTCAGATAATATCGTTTCCGCCTACATTGCTAACCCAATATCATCAGGTATTGCATTCTTAGCTCCGCTAAAACAAAACGTTTTCGGACTTTATAATGTCTATGAATATATAAGTTCTAATTTTACAAGTTTACATTTAGGCTTTAAATCAAGTACAGGTGATGATGTAGCACACACTGAATTTAAATTAATCAGAGACGGATACGCAGAAGATTTCTTACCTGGATTACCTACATTATACAATAATCTTGTTAGACCTGATGGCTTATATCAAAAATTATTAGATAGCTTTGCTGGTGTCGATGCTCAAGGTCAGGCTGTCCCTAATCCTTTCTTACCTAAACTTTTACAAACAGGCACGAGCCTTAGACCTAATCAAAGCTTTTTCTATAATAGATTAACAGCATTGCAAAACTATTGTGAATTTGCAAATGGGATTATGTTAAAGTATCCTATCACAGAATTAAAAAATCCTAGTTTCTTATCTTTAGGTGGTGTAGCTCTTACAGGAGCAAATGCTCCGGCATTTTTCACATTATCAGGTGATAATTTTGACACTAATGATTACTGGGAATATGTTAATTGGTGGGAACAAGGTTATTCTGATGCAACACGCACAGACATAGATGTGCCAAAATATTATGATTTAGACAAGTTAACTACTTTCGAAAATATGATAGCAGGAGTTAATTCAAATAGCAATGGCAAACGTGAAGTATACATTTATAGAAATAATGGTTGGAATAGAATAGGATTAGAATTAGGTACAATACAAATAAAAAATTCTCTTTGGGATTATACTATTAATGGTATTGGATTTGGTGATAGTTTCTTTGATAATGATGTATATGATAGTTTCCCGTCACTAGAAACCTATTATATAATCCGTGGACTAAACGAAGAAGTGTTTACTGATGATTTATTAATCTATAGAAATCAAGGATTAATTTTATTATTCCAGTATATTATTACGGAAAGCGATCAATTCGGAAATTACTTACCTTGGTTAAATAAAACTTCATTCTTAGATGTAGACCATACGTTAAGAGAACTAGAACAAACTAAAAATTTCCAACGTGATAACGAAGATTTTCTATTTGGATACATTAATGAAGTTAAGCCGTACAGAGTAAAACTTAAAGAATTTAGTTTGAAATATACTAAAACTAACTTATATGACGGAGATATCACAGATTTTGATTTACCGGCACAGTGGAATGAAACTTTAAATTCTTTTGTAACACCTGAATTAGTTTTCAATGATTCGTTATTGCCTTCTCAGTATCAGTCAACTGATGCAATATGGCAAAAACCTCAGTACAACCAATGGTTTAATAACTATGGAGTAAAACTAGAGGGAAGACCAAATTACTTTATTGGCTTATTAAAAGAATATGTGCCTGTAGCAACAAAAATTATAGTTGTTGATAACGCATTTGGTTATCCAGTTATTGGTGTCATCAAAATTGATGACGAATTTATTGGTTACACTAATGTCGATAGAGATGCAGGAATATTATCAGGTCTAACAAGAGGCGCACTTGATACTGAAGTTATTGATCACATGCCTGGATCTAAAATTTTTATAGACCTTCCTGCTGTTAGTGTGCTTTATTCTGGCAGAGCCTACACAGAACCTCCTAATATTATAACATATGTAGACACCTCGGTGTTCCCTGCCCCTAAAGTACAAGCAGCACTAAAAGCTCAATTATCCGGCGGAGAGGTAGTGGCAATTACTGTATCAAATTCAGGTGAAGGGTATAAAGTATTACCTGAATTAATAGTAGAACCTGCGATTGAACATAAGTTTAACTCTACAGATGTAAATTTTACAAACTATACAATAAATGTACCATTTAAATTATTTGAAACTGGTGATTTATTACAATATAGAAAGGGAGAAAACACTCTTCCTATCTTAGGATTAATTGATAAAGAATACTATTACATCAGATTAATTGAATATGGATTGGATAAACCTGAGGTAACTATCACAAACGAAGATAGGCCAACTGCAATAGCTTTTTATGGATCTAAAATAAATGCAATAACTGATAGACACAGATTGAGTATTGTCAAAGCTAGAACCAACAGCAATAACCATATTCTTTCACTTGGTGCAAGATTAGCACCGATATCAAGTAATGCACCAACAAGACAGATAACGCCATTCTTAAAATTTGATAGGACTAGTTATAGACCTACAGTGCAGGTATGGGAGCCAAATCAGTTTTATATAGCAGATTACAATAGTATTGGAAATGATGCAAGTTATGCTAGTAAATTAGCTACAGCATTACCTTATACTTCGGTTACTGGACCTGTAGCACCAGCAGGAGGTACAGGAGCTATATTTGATGTTTTTGCATGGATCTACGGAAATGAAGATGAGCCGCCTTATTTTTATTCTTCAGGAGATACATATGGAGTTTACACAGCTAATTTAAACAGCGGCGGTTTAAATTATCAAATAGGAGATGTAATAACTATTTCTGGTGCTTCGTTAGGTGGAGTTGCACCAACTAATAGTTGCACTATAACAGTTACACAAATATCAGTTTTTGGTAGCATTATAGAATTTACTACTGAAGGTATACCGTCAACTGTATTTAGGTCAAGTTTACAAGGGGCAACAGTACCGATATCAGCAGTTACTACTGAATCAGGAACTAATAATGTTATTGTAACCTTTAATTACAATGATAGTTCATTAACTCCTGGGTACTTAAAAAATGTTAAAATATATTTCTATAAAACAGCAAGATTAACAACACCGTATGTTTATGACGATTCTGGTTCAGGTGGTGCAATCATATGGGTTACAAGTCCTAGAATTTATGGTACAACTGTGCTTAATGAATACTCTGTTGATGTTAAGGATTTTGGTAACATATACTCTACTGGGGACACTATTACAATAGCAGGAAACTTATTAGGAGGCACAACACCTGCTAATGATTTAGTAATTACAGTCACTTTCGCACTTTTAGGAGAAATAATTTTCTACTCACTGAGTGGAATTTGCTCAAATGCATACGCAGAATATTATACAGTGCCAATAAACACAACACAATGTAGACTATATAACAATTCTATTTTAACTGATCCAGTTAAAAATACAATTGCTAGACCGTTTATTTTTGCGGTTGGTGATTTTGGATTCTATCCAGAACCTTTCACCTCCCCATCTGCATCATTGGTAGCATACAACAATAAGTTATACAAATGTATAGAATCAAACTCTGATCTAACATTTGATTTTACGAAGTGGGAACTTCTACAAAGTGACTATCCTTACATAAATGCATTAGATAGAATAGTAACTTATTATGAACCTACTAGTAATATGCCAGGTAAACATTTACCTTTACTCTTATCAGGATTAGAATACCCTAACGGAACATATTTAGGTAATAAGTTTGATCAGAATATTGATATAGATGTCAATTTACAGGGACAACCGTTTTATCCAAATGAAATCGACATAAAAAGTATAGTATATGATGGAAGCAAGTATGTTGCAATAGGAAACACTCCTACTTATGCTACTATACTTTACAGTGTAGAGGGTAGAAACTGGTCATTTAAAAAAATAAGCGATGTACCTATCAACGTAACAAGCTTAATTTATTCAGGTTCGTTTTTTGTAATAACTGCTCAAAATAGTAGCGCACCATTATTAATAAGTTACGACGGATTTAGTTGGGTAAGTGCTGGATCATACACCGTGTTTGATGATGCACCATTTGATGTAACAGATTTCGACACTTTATCAGTTGAAACCCCTAACGACGAATTAAATGGGATCGTGTATTATAATAATAACTATGTAGCTGTGGGTAACAATGTTTTAACTAGTCTCAATGCTACAAGTTGGGGTGTAGGATACAGCTTCCAAAGTCAATTACCTAATACACTTAGAGCAGTTACATACGTTGCAGGATCAAGCATAATATTTGAAGGATATGTTGCTGTAGGAAGCGGAACATCTATCATTGATGGTGCAAATAGTCCATCACCTGTTTTCGCAGAACAATCAAGAATATTACTAAGTTATGACGGAACCACATGGTCTAACACAAATCAAACTATTGACGCCGTATTCAACACAGTATTCAGCTCTAATTCAAAAATTGTCGCAGCAGGAGATTCAGCAAAAATCTATTGGTCAGTTAATGCTAGTAACTGGAATATTGCAACTATTTTAGGGCCAGCAATTACAAATAAAATCAATCACGGTATTTTTGCGTTAGATACTTATATAATAATTGGTGATAATGGATTAGTCCTTTACAGCGGAGACGGAGAAGTTTGGAATCAGACTGCAGCAATATCGACTAATAATTTAAATGAAATTACATTTGATGGAACTTATCTAATTGTAGTTGGTGAAAATTCAACAATACTAAGAAGTAGGAATGTAATCGACTGGGAAAATATCTCGTTTTTAGTTACAGGGGATCCAGAATACGTAGTACAAGGTGAAACTTTCCTATCAGGTTACGGTCCTGAAGAAATGATTCCAGCAGTGATAACAGATAATTTGCAAATGGTAGTAAAAACAACACCCGGCTCACTTTGGGATCCAACGGTATATGAAAATTTTGGATTTAATATAGTGGGAGTTACAATAGACACAGGTAATGCTACAGAGTTTTCATTTGCTGGTTTATCTCCTTATGTAACACAAATTGCTGTCTATATAGTATCAAATTCAAATACACGTGCAACTAGGATTTATAGTGTTAGTGAGGTGCCCACAGTAACAAGCCTAACTAGAATTCAATCTATTGATTGGGTAAACAAGACAGTTACACTTACATCACAGTTAAATTCAACTGAAAACATTTATGTTGAATGTTATGACATTGGTGGTGGCAATCAACAAGTTAAGGGAACATCAGATACTACTCCTATAAAATTAGATACAGAAAAAAATATAAGTTATATAGATACGAATTACCCCTACAGAGAACTTTTTTATCAGTATCCTGTAGTATATCTAAATGGAGTCAAACAAGTAGAAAATACGAATTATAAGCTTGAACCAAATGTTTCTAATTCTATTAAAATTGTATTCACTACAGTATTGAATCCAGCTACAAACTATATAAGTTTCGCAATATTTGGACCAACGACAACTAATCAGTATCAGTATTGTATGCCGGAAACTCAAGTATTCCAATATACAAGCGGTCCTAAAACATTTACATTGACTAATTCAATGAGTGGGGTTAACCCGTCTAATGCGGTAGTAGAAGTAAATGGAATAAGGGCTAGAAATACAACCGACTATACAATTGTAGGCACGACTTTAACTGTATTAGCATCTCTATCAGCAACTAATATAGTTAGTGTTACATCATTTAATGACACACAGAATCAATCTTTTGTAACACAAACGTCTACCACTATTAGAGTTACACCAATATATTATGTAAATACTCCTGCTACTCCGGTGGTAGTTACTACCGCAATTAATGCTGTTTTAATAAATCAGGATCAAGTTCTAATAGACGGTGCTCAAAATATTCCCGAAATAAACAATAATATATTTTACGTTAGGGTATTACCAACATATGTTGAGAACGCCGTAACTTATTATCGTTATGAATTATACTTAGATGTTAATTTATCAATACCTGTAGTGGGTAATACATACGGTAGCTACTACATTAATGGTGAAGGATCAGGTGGTTATATTTGGAAATATAGTGACACTATACAATTAACTCAACCAACGTTTGATGTAGTAGATGTAAATAGGTTGTTTGTTCATATCAACGGAACAAGAGTGACCCCTGATAATTTAAGGATCAATCAACCAAATAATAGATTAAGTATAATGTCCCCAATCAGTTTAGGTAATACTATAATTGTGACAAGTTACATGCCCTCACCAACTCCTAACGAACTTTGGTATTCGTTATCAGTAAATAGAAAGGGTGAGATGACTATAGCTAATAGTAATATTCAAAACAGAACGTGGTTATTAGAGCCTTTATATCCTACTGATATTTCGATATCAGTAAATGATGTATCAAAACTGGTTGATATAACTTATGAAATAATTAGAGCTTCCTACAATAACACAACTAAAAAACTTTATTGTTTTTTAAATTATAACATAATAGACATTGTTTTACTCACTGTATATAATGTTACAACTGACGTAGAGTTGGCAAAAACTGCTTATTATTTAAATACAGTAAATTCTACCACCGAAGTCATTTTTACAGCTGGAGTAGAAGATGGGGATGAACTTGAGTTCACTCTAAGATTCGGGGACACAGTTATAATTAATGGGGAAAAAATCACATTTAGGGGTATTAATCTTGAGGAAAATACTATTACTAACATAGTCAGAGGTGCTGAAGGAACAGCAGTTCTTCCGGTTCATGAAATATATTCTAATGTCTTAAGTCTGTCTACGAAAGACATATTAGATTCATTCTATTATGATAAAGTTTGGAATTCTGATGATTATTCTGCTAGCGGGGATCCACTGCAAATAAGTAATTCTATACCTGCTAATTTCTTAAAAAGCGACTAAAATTGGAAGATAAATACATATTATGACTGAAAAAGACCAAAATACTGAAGTTAAACAAAAATCAGAACAAAAACCGGATGAACACGCAGGGTTCATCTTTAGTTCTGCAATTAAAATTTTTGACCCTAAAACTGAAGAAGTATTAGTACAAAAAAGAGGCGATGATTAATGTCTACAATAAATTATCAATTGAAAATAGAAGGATTTGTCAAAATTTCTGACCCTGTAACAGGAGAAGTTTTTGTAGACAAGAAAAATGCGATTCACTACGAAAATATGTCCGAATCCATTGCTGACACATTAAGTAGCAGGGGATACGGTGGAATTTATAAAATGGCCTTTGGTAACGGTGGGGCAAGTATTGACAGTACGGGTATTATCACGTATCTGCCACCAAACACTACAGGACAAAATGCTGCATTGTACAATCAAACATATGAAAAAATTGTTGACGATACTAGCGTTTTAAATACGGATCCTGCCAGAAATAAGATGGTAGTATCACATATAATCGGGAAAGTTTACAGTGATATCGTAGTGCAATGCTTACTAGATTACGGCGAACCTGCAGGACAATCAGCATTTGACAATAGCACACAACTAGAATCTACTTACACTTTTGATGAGATAGGACTACTAGCTGACTATGGTACAGATACCGCAGGAAATGATCAAACAAGACTTTTGACTCACGTTATTTTTCACCCGGTTCAAAAAAGCCTTAATAGACAGATTCAAATAGATTACACAGTGCGTATTCAAAGTTTAACAAACCTTGTTACCATATAAGATAAATACTAAAGTTTAAAAAATGGAGTAAAAAACACATGGCATATACAATTATACGAAGCGACGGTACAGTATTAACGACAATTCAAGACGGTACCATCAATACACAAAGTACATCACTAGGACTTCCTGGTCGAAATAAGTCCAATTATGGACAAATTTTAGATACTAACTTTGTTAGACAACTAGAAAGTTATGCTGCAAGTTCTCCTCCTCCTAATCCGTTGCGAGGCCAACTATGGTATAACACAAATACAAATACACTTTGTGTTTGTCCGGCTGACGGAACGCTTGTAGCAAGCAACTGGATTACATTAACATCGACAACCGCTGCAGGAAATGCTACCCTAGCAAATGTTAATGCTACTGGTACTCTTATCGCCAACAGCATTACATCCAATAATGCAATTATAGGAAATTCTATAACTGTAACAACAGCAAATGTCACAGGCAACTTGTTTGCTGCTAATGCGAATCTTGTTGTAGCAACATTAGGATCAGCGACCACAACATCTATCAGTACAGGTGGTACTACAGTAGTAGGAACAATACAAGGTGCATGGTCAGCGCAGGGTAACTGGACAATGCAAAATGGCGACTTGGCTTGGACATCTAATTCTTTTGGTATAAAATGCGACAGATACATGTATGCAAATGGTATACCATTCAACCCAGCAGGTACATATACCAATGCAAACGTGTCTGATTATTTGACTGGAGCGAACGCAGTAGCTCAATTTACAGGCAATATTGCTCCAAATAAAGTGACAACAACTGAACTTGCGGGCGGTGGTAATATTACTGGTATTTGGCAACTCAGTCCTAGTTCTAGATTACAAGCTACATACGCTGACTTAGCAGAACGTTTTGAAGCAGATCAGCCATATGATGCTGGAACTGTAGTTGAATTGGGCGGTGTCGCTGAAATTACAGCAGTAGTAGATGAATTAAGTAATAACGTTTTTGGTGTAATTAGTACAAGTGCAGCATACATGATGAACAGTGCTGCGGGAGATGATAACACACACCCTGCAGTTGCAATTAGCGGTAGAGTTCCAGTTAAGGTTAAGGGTAAAGTTAAAAAAGGTGACCGCCTAGTTAGTGCTGGAAAAGGTTATGCAAGAGCAGCAAAAGACGGAGAAGCAGATTCATTTAATGTTATAGGAAGAAGCCTTACGACAAAAACAACAGATGGCATCGGTGAAGTTACAGCAGTCGTTGTAATTAAGTAAGGAATTTAATATGACCTATCAACAGTATGGATCAATTCAAGCATCAGACTACAATGGATATGTAGGTGCTAGTCTCACTTCCGTAGCAAATACACTTAATGCAGTAATTGGAATAGGAAACGGTAGATCGGGATTAGGCCAAACTACAGTACCACAGGTTCAAGGTAATAATTCTACTTTTAAAGTTACAAATGAACAGTGGAATTTGTTAATTAATAATATTCAAAACACAGCATCTCATCAAGGTAGCACTGTAACTCCAATCTCAACGACTGCAGATGGACAATTAATTAGCGCATACATGACCGCTTCTGTACCTGCGACTTCAATATTTGCAAATAATTTAAATACTATCTTTACAAATAGAAATAATGCAGCAGCACAAGGATCCACATCAACTGACACTAGACCATATACTACTTCATGGAATAATAAATTAACTTTTACGCATACAGTAACATTTGAATCAGGTGACAAAGCAAGGTATTTTTTTAATGCTGGCGGTCAAATCGCACTAAGTTTTTCACATCCTTCTGGTACAAATATGAATAACTTATGGAATACTCTTTGTTCAGCTGCCGGTACAATTACATTAAGTGCGGTTAACAGTGGTACGCAAACAATTGCAGGTACAGTATTTAATGGAGTCACTAGAACCGGAGGAACTGGTAGTGCAACAACATTATCTACTAACACAGGATATTATGGACTATTAAGTACTGATCAAACTATATTCAAAATGACTGCAACAGTTGGTCCATCTGGGTATCTTTCTAGTTTTATAGAAGTACGAGTAAAAACTAATGGCACTCAAGGTACAAACGGTGACGCCGGAAGTATTATAACTATTACGACTATTTGGGATTCAATGCCCGACGGTGGTAATACTAATCTTGGCAGATCAGGTCCAAATTCAACAACTACCTGTGTAGTGCGCAGTCCTAGTAGTTCATATCTTTCTCCAACTTGGGGAGCCTTCAACATATCAAGCAGCGTAACAGGAAGTTAAAATTTTTTAAGACCGTTTTATATTCTAAATATTTTTATGAATATAAACGGTCTTGTAAGTGAAGCGAAAGCCAAATTTGATCATAATTTGGCTAAACATTATCTCAAAGAAAAATACCAAAGTAAATTAATTTTTGCAGATCAAGGCGGGCTTTGGAAAGCTACACCTGATTTCTTAAGTTTTCTTTCTACTGTAACACTCAACGAAACTGTAATATTGGATTTACATGAAAATCCAATTAAAGTGGATAAAGAATTGTTAAGCATAAAAGCTCATGCTACATATCACGATGTTATGACTGAGTGGCATGAAGAATGGGTTGAATTAAGAAAGAAACGATGAAAGGTGTGTTATTATTTGCCTTTAATAACGATGAAACAGACTATGTTAAAATGGCAAGCATTACTGCTAAAAAAGTTAATGACTACTTGAATTTACCATGCACTCTAATAACAGATGCAGAAACTACTTTTGATTTTGATAATGTAATTTATTTGGATAAAGATAGTTCCAATAAAAAAAGACAAAAAGTTTGGAATAATAAGGGAAGATATAATGCGTATCATCTTTCTCCTTATGATGAAACACTTGTATTAGATGTTGATTATGTCATAAACTCAAACCGTCTACTCACTGTTTTTGATTTTTATGATGATTTTTGCATCCACAACTCTAGCAGTTTTCTAATGTATCCTGACTTTGAACAAGAAAAATTAGGAGAATCAAGTTTTAACACACTATGGGCTACAGTTTTGTTTTTTAAAAAAACAAACAGAGTAGAATATCTTTTTGATTGTGTAGAAATGGTTCAAAAAAATTATCAACATTATGTTGATTTACATGGTATGTGGTCTGATACATTTAGAAATGATCATGCGTTTGCCATTGCCAATAGAATTGTAAATGGTCATATAGAACAAACTTCAAACTACATTCCTTGGAATCTATTACATATAGGAGAGAATACGTTTGTTGAAAAGCTTTCTGAAACAGAATACAAAATCATTTTGCGTGAAGAAAAAACAAAATATATTATAGTTAAGAACACAGACTTTCATATGCTTGATAAAAATAACTTTATGGAGATGTTCAATGAGTAAAGGTTATGTTGTTTTAGCGCAAAATACTGAAACAACTAATTATGTTAAATGTGCAGAAATGCTTGCCCTAAGTATAAAAAAGGCAATGCCTAATGCAAGTATCGCACTTATAACTGATGATATAGAGCATAGTAAGTATTTTGATTATGTGATAGCCTTACCTTACGGAGATTTAGAACCAAATTCTTCTTGGAAATTGTGCAATGATTGGCAAGTATATGAAGCCAGCCCGTATGATCACACAATTAAATTAGAAGCAGATATGTATATACCAGTTAATATAGATTATTGGTGGGATACGCTACAGTTGAATGAAGTTGTTATATCTTCGGCTATACGAAACTTTAAGGGAGAAATAAGTGATAACTTATTTTATAGAAGTTTCATAACAAACAACAATCTTCCAAACGTATATAATGCAGTAACGTATTTTAAAAAAGGAGAGTTTGCTGAAAACTTTTTTAAAACGGTTAAATATTGTTTTGAAAATTGGGAAAGTATAAAGCCCATATTAAAATGCAACATCAACGAAAAAGCTACAACTGATTGGGTATATGCTATAGCTTGTCATATTTATGGAGTAGAGAATACTACTTTACCACAATTTGATTCTTTTAGCATGGTTCACATGAAACAATTCATAAATGATTTACAGTCTGAAGATTGGACTAAAGAATTAGTGTATGAAGTAAATAGCGATTCTATAAGAGTAAACACTTTACCTCAATTATATCCATTTCACTATCATATAAAAACCTTTTGTAATATAATAGAAGATGAACTCACCTGAATTTAGACTATACTATGATGATACTGGAAAGGTATTATTTTATACTTGCGAAAAGCTAGATGGTAATTTTATTGTAGTTGATTCGGACGTGTATTTTCAGTCAAGATTTGATATAAAAATAGTTGACAATAAAATTATAAGCATTTACGATAAAAAAATAATTGCTAAATTACAGCCAGATACAAATGGAACAGGGTGTTATGCAAACGATATTAGTATTATATACGATGGGCCTAATTCAAAAAAATGGAGTTTAACATTAAATGAACGTAGTTGATATAGCAGATTTAGATTGCATTTATCTAAGTTATGATGAACCACAAAAAGAAGAATTTTGGGTGAAGATTCAAAACATGATACCGTGGGCACGTAGAGTTGACGGAGTTAAAGGTAGTGATGCTGCACACAAAGCAGCAGCAAAAGAAAGTGATACAGAACGATTCATTTTAATTGACGGAGATAATCTTCCTGACTTTGATTTCTTTAATTTGGTATTAGACTTTACTAATAAAGATGAAAGCTATCAACATGCACAATACCGTTGGAAAGCTAGAAACATAATTAATGGGCTACAATATGGCAATGGTGGCATAAGCAGTTGGACTAAGACTTATGTTGAAAACATGCGCACACATGAAGCTAGTGATGGTAACACAACAACAACTGTTGATTTTTGTTTAGATTATCTTAATGGTGCTTATTGGAGTATGCACGATTGTTATTCAACTACATATCCTAATTTTACGTCATTTCAAGCATGGCGTGCAGGGTTTCGTGAAGGTGTTAAAATGTGTTTGGTTAGTGGACAAAAGCCAGACATAGATTCATTTAAGAAAAGTGTAGCTACAAGAAATTTAAACAATCTTACTATATGGCATAATGTAGGCATGGATGTTGAGAACGGTGAATGGGCTATATATGGTGCAAGATTAGGAACTTACTTAACTATGTTAACTGACTGGGATTATAACAAAGTTCAAGATTTTGACGAACTAGTAAAGTTATGGGATACATTTGAACATAATGAACCAAAGCAACTATCTGATTTATTGTCTGACAAATTAGGATTGCCTATGTGTATGCTAAGTGCAGAACAGAGTAAATTCTTCAAACGTCATTACAGTACTGATAAACATAACTTAGGACCTTTAGTTAAAGAAATGGATGTAATAAGAAAACTAGAAGGTTGGTAACTATACTTTTATAGGAATAACTTTTTTTGGTTTATTTCTGTATTGCTCATGTACAGTTTCTTTTGTCTGTTTTAAATCAGAAATCCAATTTTTAAAATTATCAGATATGTTTATTTTTTCTGAAAATGACATATCATTGTAATTGGATTCTTTTTCGTATATATTTTTATTTAAATCATTTAATGAACGATGATTAAAGGTATGTTCTAAAGAAACTTTAAAAGATCCATTATTCTTAACTCCAATTTTAAAATTTGCAGTATAATCATTAGTTAACCAATCACCAAACGTAGACAAATCTTTTTCGTGGTCAAATTGAACAGTTAATTCAAACGAACCAAAATATTTGTACATGGCATAGGCTAATGTAAAATATTCGCCAGCTATGCCCATGTTATCATTGAATTTATTTAAATCTATGTTACCATCATATTCGCAATACTCTTTACATTTTTTATTAAAAAACCAGTTAGATTTAACTTTAAAAGTGTAAAAATCATTAATATTAAAGTATCTTTGGCTGTTAAGAATTTTAGAATCAGCGTGATTTTTTAAAACTTCTAACCATATGTGTAAAAATTTTATACGAATAAATCTATGTAGAATTGTATTTTGATATCCTTCAGTATACCAAGCATTTAAAAATGTTTGTTCTGCTAACCAATTTTCTCCCACTATTTTATAAGTTTTCCAATCTGTTTCCATGTGGCTCGATGTTGATGGTCCCGCACCAAATCCAGGGCTTATAGCATTAATATGTTTTCTTGCATTACCTAAAAGTTGTAGGCTATGAAGGAAATCTATTCTATCTTCTGTTGGGAAACCAATCATCCAATTAACATGATTAAATAATCCAACTTCACTGCCATGTTTTAAATTATTTTCTATTTCCCAAACCTCAACCTTTTTTCGCATATCATGTAAAACTTTTTGACTACCTGACTCAACTCCATAACTTAAACAGGTGCATCCGCTTTCTTGAATTTTTCTTATAAAATCTTTCGTCATTCTACCATCGCATCTAGCATAACTATTCCATTTAATATCCAATTTCCTATCAATTATTAAATCAACTATTTTTTCGAATACTTTAAGATTTCCGTTTACTAGACTATCAACGAACCAAAATCTTTTTACGCCGTATCGGTTCGCTTGATATTCAATTTCATCAACTACTCTTTCTGGAACGTTACTTCTAAATTTCCAAAAATACGTTTCAGCACAAAAACTACATTGAGCTATACATCCGCGTGACGTTTCAATACTGACACCATCTGGATGTTGGTAACTTGACAAATCGTAATCAGAATAATCTGGAAATGGAAAATTTTCTAACTTTAACTTACTATCTGTAGTTCCGATTATCTTGTTATTCTCATATTGATTGGGAAGATTTTCTAGTAAGCTTAAAAATGATTCTTCTGCTTCACCTTTAAAAAGGTAGTTAAATTGCATTTGAAATATTGAGGAACCAGTAACAACTTCCGGTCCACCAACTACAAAACAAGCGTTTGGTATTTTTTCCTTTAATTTTGTAAGAAGATATTGTGTTGCAAAAATGTTTGTATTATACGCACTAAACCCTATTACTTTAGGATTAGCAGTTACAATCTCATTTATTGTTTCATCAAACATTTTTTTTAAGTGAGGTAAAATTTCGTTCTCAAAATTTTCTTTGACAGTCCAAAGAAAATATTTTTCTCCTCGCCAATAATCTTCGTTTAAAGTATTTTTTATAATATGGTATGATTCTATGTTTAGATCATAGACTTTGGTACTATAATCATTACTTCTAATTAAACCTGTTATTTTAGCTAAATTATAGGGAGGAAATAAAACTCCCCAAGCAGGTGCCATTATAAGAGCTACTTTATACTTTTTAGTGTTGTCCCACTCAATTTTTTTTATAAAATTTTTTTTAGTCGAATTTTTTTCAAGAGGCCCTAAGTGACTATTAGCATGATTTATTAAAGTATCTTGTTCAAGTATATGCTCTAGTATTACTTGATCTCTGTCTTTATTTAAGTTTGTCATATTACTAAAGAAGTCATGTTACCTAATTTTAATTGAGGATTTTTAAATATAGGATCTTTTAAAATTTCTATCAATTCACTTCTATTCACATGATCTTCTTGCCAAACTGCCATACCTTTAAATTTTTCGTCACTCATGTGATACCATTGTGCTAATAAATTAGTCCATATTTTAGGTTTAGATTTATACTGTAGTTGCCATTCAACAAATTCTTTGAGTTCTTTATAATTGTCACGTTGAACTATAAAATTAGTTTGCCAATCATATAAATTGGGAAAACGTTTTTGATGAATCATTTCATCTAAAAATAATAAATTGTTCTTTAATTTTTTAAAGTTTCCGTTTTTTCTTACTATCTTATAAGTTTCTTCTGTAAATGCGTCTACACTGACTTCAATATAGGTTATATAGGGCCAAAGAGGTTCAATTTCTCTAAGATGTTGTTCGGTCATTAAAACTCCGTTTGTCTTAAGAGTCAACCGTAAATTGTTAGGTATAGGATTTTTACTTAACTCTAGTAAGTAATTCCAGTATAATGGGCTAGCAAATGCATCACCGCTTCCTGTAATGTCTAAACTTACTCTTGGGTGTTGAGTTAAAAGTATATCAATTAATTCTTTAACTTTCTCATGAATTTGTTTGACATGTCTACCTCTACTATCATCTACATTAAACGGATCATAGTAAATTAAATTATCTCTGCAACTTGGGCATTGTAAATTGCAACTAGGATCGTAACTAAATCCAACTCGCATTGTTGCTTTGGCTAGTCTAGTACTAAGTTCATTCTTATCGACTAGATCCCAATGATTGTTCTCTCCCATCAGAAATGAACTCAACTGCGGGCATTGATCGTTGCAATGATCAAATTTTCCCTGCTTCATTCCTTCTTGAATTTCAAGTCTAGTGACATTTGATATAATATCTTCTGCAGATTCTACTAATATATTACCTACCCATTTTGGTAACCATGAATGACAACATGCGCTAACAAGCCCAGATGTATGAATTTCAATATGTTTGAATGGGACAGTACAAGACTTTTTGCTTAATCTTTCATCAGGATCTAGATAAAAAGATTTTGGATGTATTTTATATTCAGGCATTAATTAAATCTCTTAGTTCTGGAACTACGTCAGTTAGTTTTTCATTTCTTATAAAATCAAGTTTTTTCGTGTACTTTTTAAAGTTGTCAAGATTTTGCTGATTAAAAGGCTTATCAAGATGCCAAAATAAATGTAAAAACTTATGTTTTATATCTACATTAAATTTTGAATTATAATCAGAAATAAATTTTTCTAGTTTTTCTTTTATTTTTTCTCTTGTACTATCAGGCAAACTACTTACATGAAATTGCGGATTGTATTCTACTATATTAAAAGAAAAGTTTTGATAATTTTCGTCGTGTCCATTCACTGCTCCAATGTCAACTAATCTCCAAATTATTTCTGGTATACGATGAACATTCATGTTACTGACTGTGATGCCAGGTTTACAATGAATTCCTATTTCACTAACTGCTTTTAAGTTTTCTTCAACATTTTTCCAATTAGTTCCGCTTCTGATCAACTCTGCTCTTTCATCAATTTCATCAATACTAGGCCATAGCCAAACACGTTTGCCCCATTTTTTCCAGTAATCTAATACATTCTTGTTTTTGTATTTTAACACGCTCAAGTTTGTATTGTATGTAATTATTACATCATAACGTTTTTTCTCATCCAACATGTCAAGAATTTGCCAATGTTCATCCATTAATAATGGCTCTCCACCTGCAAAGTAAATTTTTTCTACTACATCAACATATTTTTTTAAAAAATCAATATTAGTAGATTCGTCAACTGATTGAATATTGAATACTTTTTTATCAGTTTCATGGCTAGTCCAACCCATTTCTTTAGCATCTGGTAACCATGCACTAGAAAATTCAGGGCCACAAGTACGACATTTGTAATTACATAAATTACTAAATCTAAAGTCCCAATATCGTAGATCCACGTTGTCTACGTGCCCATCTTCTTTTGTGATTTCAGGAATTTCTTTTAACTTTCCCTCAAAATATCTATTATGATTAATCCTAGTACTAAAATTAGAAGATTCTTCACTTTCAAAGCACCTACGACACATATTTGGTTCTTCACCGTTCAACATTTGAACACGGATACCTTTTAAGTAATCGCTATTCCAAATTTCTTCTATTGTTTGTGTTGTTAAATCACCGGCGTAAGTGCGATGTTCTGAAGTCATGCAACAAGGATAAACTTTTCCTCTGGGTATAATATTTAAATGAACCCAAGGTATAGCGCATACAGTATTTTTCATAGTAGTATATATCTTTCTAAATACGTTGAACGTAAAAAACATGATAAGCATAGAAGATTTAACCAAAAGGGAAGAGTTATGGACACAAGGATATTGGGAAATTCCTGATGGACTTGATACAACTAATTTTAATTTTAAATGGCGACCATACAAACACGATAGACCCTATATACACCAGTTCGGAACGCAACATCAAAAAACAGGCGGACCTAGATTCGTCATACCAAATAGTGAAGGTATAAAATATCAAGACTTTCAACATGCAATAAAATTACCTAACACAGATAATAGGTGTTGGAGACCTTTATTACCTAATGTTACTATAGATTCAAGTTGGCATCCTGACGAAACAGAACCTCCTTTCATATATGTGTTTGGTAATCAATGGCATGATGCAGAGACTATGCCATCATATCAATATAAAGTAAAGGGCGCTACAGAAAAAAAATATGTTACTGACTTTAAATCAACATTATTACCTTTAGAAGATAATAGATGCTGGAGACAACTTGTTCCTAATGCAACCATAGATAAAAGTTGGGTGCCACATCCCTTCGACCCACCGTACATTTACGTATTTGGTAATCAATGGCATGATGCAGAGGTCATGCCAACGTTTCAGTACAGAGTAAAAGGTGCAACTGATAAAAAATATATTAATAGTATTAAGGCTACATTATTGCCAAATAAAGATAATTGGATCATACCAGAAAACATAGATGATAATGGTTTTGATTACAGCTGGTGTCCTAATCCTTTTGAACCTCCTATGGATTGGCAATTTGGTACACAATGGCAAAAAACGGGAGGTCCTAAATATAAAGTAGAAAATGCGTTAGCTACAAAATTTGTTGATTTTCAAAAAATTATAAAATTAAGTGACAAAAGTAATAGATGCTGGAGATCGATCAAACCAAATATTGATTTTGATTTTAGTTGGCACCCAGATGAAACAGAACCTCCTTTCATATACGTATTTGGCAATCAATGGTATGATGCAGAAACGATGCCGACTTTAATGTATAGAGTAAAGGGTGCTACAGAGAAAAAATACATTAATAATGCTAAAGCTAAATTATTACCTGATACAGAAAATAGAGCTTGGAGACCACTAAAGTCAAAATTAGTTATTGATTATAGTTGGGTTCCTGACCCCTTTGATCCACCATACATTTACGTATTTGGTAACCAATGGTTTACCAGTAAAGAAATGCCTACTGCTCAATATAGAGTCAACGGAGCGACTAACTATAAATTTATGGACATGCAAATAGTAAAATTTAGAATTGACGAAGTTTCATGCACTGATAGTATTTTTGATGCATTAGTTAATTCAACCACTGAAACAGACTATATTCAAGTTGGATCTGGTGTAATTGATCACGTAAAATACATGCCTAAACCAGATACCAATATTCATATCATAGATAATTCATATGCGATTGTACCTAAAGGGGCTATACCTTATTTGTATGATAAGCTACAAGATTATCCGTATATAAAATATCATAATGATGGGTATCAAAATAAACCACTTGATATTATTTTCTTAAGTAATGGCGAAAAGGGATCAGAAGAAAATTATGAACATCTATTATCATTAGTAAAAGGTTTACCAAATAATATAATAGGATTGAAAGATATTAAAGGACGGGTGACAAGTCAACATGAAGCAGCCAACATTGCATCAACGCCTTGGTATTTTTTAATTAACGGTAAATGCAAGGTAAATCCTGACTTTGATTTTAGTTGGCAACCTGATCGTATGTGTACTGCTAGACATTATATATTCAGAGCAACTAATCCTGTTAATGGTCTTGAATATGGTCATATGGCAGTGGTAGCTAACAATAAACGATTAACATTAAACACTACAGGTAAAGGATTAGATTTTACATTAGATAGTCCGCATGCTATCGTGAATGTTAATTCTGGGATCGGCGTATTCAATACTAGCGAATGGGATACTTGGAGAACAACATTCCGTGAAGTTATTAAATTGAAACATAATGTAGAAACAATTAATGATAAAGCCAGCAAAGAAAGACTAGAAACATGGTTGACTGTAGCTAACGGAGACTATGCAGAATGGTCAATAAAAGGCGCAACTGATGCAGTAGACTATTATAATTCAGTAGATGGTGAGTTTGAAAAACTTAAATTAAGCTACGATTGGGAGTGGTTAAGAACCAAATTTGATAGTTATAGACCCTAAACACTTGATTTTAACTAAATATTAGTTTATAGTGTGTAAGTTATGGGTCCAGAACAATTATATTTTATTATCGGATTTTTATTAGGTGTCATGTTAATGGGATGTATAACATTGGCATTGTTGTTATTATATCATGAATGGATTAAAAAATCTGATCCCAAAGATGATCTATTTGATTGATCGGTCACACATAACATATTAGATTTAAAATTGTAGTATAACGCCTAAGAAGAAAGATCGGACAAGACCCGGGGGCGGTACCCGGCCGGTCCACCAAAAGCATATATGAGGTCTCCCTTAGTTCGGTTGGGAGAGAAACGGCGAACACGGAATACCACTCTTCCGACGTGAATATCGGAATGCTTTTGATGGGCCGGAAATAGTATCGATTGACGAATGAGTATTCAAAGGATCTACACGGTAGGCGATGACCGTAAATCAAGCAAAACTATAACTGCAAACGCAGCTAACGATGAGGTTTTTGCTCTAGCAGCATGATCTCCGGGGCAACTATGCCTTGTTACCAAAAATAGTAATAGGGACTTCGGTCCCTATTTTTTGTATTGCTAAAAAGTTTTATTTGGAGTAAGATAATCTCTAAAACTACAACTACCTGTTACTTGAGTATTTTTTAAGTACAATGCTTGTACTGCTTTATCTAACTCTTTTTTACATTCAGCTTCAGAAGTGTAAAAGTTTTGTACGCTACCCTTATGTCTATAAGGAGGTTCTGAACTTAAGACTATGATGAGTAAAAGCCACATATCAAGAGTTTTTAAACCGACTGCACATCATTTCAAAATCTTGTTGCCTTGAAGTGATTTGGCTATAACTTGCTTTTGGATTTCTTGCTCTATATTCTGCTTTTTCTTTTTCAATACACGCATCATATTGATTAGTACACCCAGTTAGTATAGCACCAATCAAAGTTAAATATAGTATAAAACACCCCCAAACAAAAAATTCGAATGCCCAATCTTTCATAAGATGCTCCTTTAATAAAATACCATTGGTCTAAAGGTTTTGTCAATAACAGTTGGTCTTGAGTTTTTCTCATTGCTCCCAGCATAATAAGTTGCGGGTTCACTTTCGTAATTTATAGTAAACCCTGTAACCTTGTTATCTTTGACTAATGGTACAATTTCGCAAATTTTTTTCCCAGTACATTCTTCAATGTACTGTGTAAGAATTTTTTTAACTTGATCTAATTCAAGTGTTGAATTCATGTCAATTAATATATCTTCCATTTTATTATCCTATAAGTATGATCTATAACTGCACGAAGTTTTAATTCTATTGTTTTTAAAACTTTGTAGATTATCAAATCTATCTTTAGCTTCCATACATTCTTCTTTAGTGTTAAATCGTAATTCTATTGATCCAGTGGTTTTTGTGTCCAAAGGACTTTTTACAAAAATGCTTATAACTAGTAATGCCCACATATTATTTCCTATATAAGTAGTTTACAAAATTCAGTAATAGTTCCCCATGAGTATCACCATGATAATGTTTACGCATCCAACTATAACCATCATACCAGTGCTTTTCGCTTTCTGGATGACACCCGATTAATCCTACATTATTCTGTATGATTGCCATTGGGTCGTTGTTCTTGTATACTGCAATAGTCTCATACTTGCTACTATCGCCTTCATATGAACACCCGTCATAAAAATACATACCCATTTCTTGACCTAACCAGTTAACATAAATGTTTTTAGCATGAGGTCTTTTTGTATCGGTGTTGGGTCGTGTTATGTATTGTACTACTCTTACGCTATCAAGTAAACCTAAATAGTCTGTATCTGCCCAATATGCCCCCATGCATATTCCCAAATACTTACCACCTGACGCTACAAAGTTACGAATTCTTTGCCCGTTCGTTCGCATTAAGTACCTAAACGTATCACTGTCTCCGATGCCTCCTGGAATCGCTATCATATCTACATCATCAAAAAAATCATCTTCAAGCTCATGTTTAGTAAAGATTTTAAAACGGTAATGTGGACTTAGGGCTTTGATTATTCCGTTCCCGCTTTGGACAGAACATTTGGGTTGATGTAGGAATAACGCTATTGTTGGGGGCATGATATACATATTTATAGCCACAAAAAAGCCCCTTTCGGGGCTTTTTTATAGTGAACCATAATCAGAAATTATGAGTCCAGGTTACACGGTATGCGTTCTTTTCCTCGCTGCTATCACCATATGCTTGGCTATAACGAAGACCTACGCTATCATTTTTGCTGATAGCATATGAAACCATAGCATGATAACGGGTGCTTTGAAAGTTCTGTGCATTGTCAAATGCATTACGATATCTAGTACCTACATCACCGCTGAATGCACCAACGATTGGAAACTTTACACCACCTTCAACAGCATAGTGACTAAAACTTTCGTCAGTTCCTAACTTTTGTCCTAAACGAACACCGTAGTAAGAATTAACGTTTCCTACAACTCTGAATCCTTGACGGGCACGAAGTTCAACTCCTGAACCTACTGCCCCTGTACCCCATTCACTTTGGTTAGTGTCAAGTTTAATACTGTAGTCTTGGCCACCTTCAGTCTTAGTACCGACTACAACACCAAATTTATCTTTAGTAGTACTGTCACTACGCTTTTCTTCTTGGTGATACTCAAATGTGGTATAACCTGCTGCTTGTGCTGTACCTGCTACTAACATTGCTGCTACTGCTAAGATTTTTACTAACTTCATTCTATTTCTCCTTGGTTAAAATTAATCGTAGATTATATATATCTCTGTAGTACCAAGTCAAGAAAATAGGCAACCGAAGTTGCCTATGTTATCTGGTTACAAGTTCCAGAAGCACTCTATAATTGTGCTTGATTTAAGAATTTGGTTTAGAAGTTAAGTTGACTTCTAAACATAACGGCTTTATCGCCATTTACACGGCTTCCGGAACTTCCAACTAATGCATCAAACTTTGTATCAACATAGTTGAGCATAAAACGTAAGTTATCTGTAGCGAACCAAGTTAGACCGTATGTCATTGCGGTAGCACGATTGGTTTTACCAGTAGCAACACTAATATCACCGGCATCAAACTCGCTCATACGTACACCAACTTGCCATGCACCTTTGCCACCTTTGTCTATAGCATTTGCAGGTTTAATTGAACTAAACACTCCATCTTTATAGTTATAAGATTCACCAGTTAGATTATACAAGGCTTGTACATAGTAACCTTTGATTTCTTGATTTGAGCCTGTAGTAGGATCATATTTGAAATTGAATTGTTCTGCTTGTACTTTAAAAGCGTCATACGCAAATGCTGCTTCAAGACCTTGGCGTGTTCTAACAGTATCACCACTCAATGCAGTGCCAGTAAAGAAAGCACTCTGTGATCTACTTTCAGTTCTGCCACTTGCTGGAGCAACACCACTCTTGATATCACCTGTACTATATGCAGCACCTAGATGTGCAATATAAGCTTTGCTACCTTGCAACTCAGCGATATTAGTAGTGACACGACCAATGTAATCAAAACCATCATTTGTAGCGTCTTTGTTTGCACGACCACGACTTAATGCAAGTGCATAAGTCAAACCAGTTTTAGGCACACCATGAACCATAAATCCAGTTTCTTTTGAAGGAATGAACTCACCTTCAACTTGACCAATTAAACTACGCTCCATAAAGTCGATGTTGTTTGAACTAGTTAACTGTTCAAGGCTAAATGGCATTTTGAATACACCAAACTGAAATTGCATTTCAGGATTTGCTGCATAATTTACCCAAGCTACATCCACTAATGATGATGTAGATGACGCACCAACATCATTACCAAAGTTACCAACTATTTCATACTTGAAGTCTTTAGCAAACTGACCACGAACACCAAATCTTGCACGACGAATTTCGGCTAAGTTTTGATATGCATCTGTGGTTTGACCTGTACCATAATCTGGTGTGTAGTATCGATAGTCCATGTGTACTCGACCGGTAAGCTGAATGGTATTGTTGCCATCTTTACTTTTGAGTCCAATTCCGTTTTCCATAACTGATCCATCATTAGCCTTTGTAAATCTTGAATTGTTGTTGTCACGCAAATCTTTATCAATACGGGCAGCATTAAACTGTTTGTTCTCTAAACGCTCAGCGTGAGCTTCAATTTTTGTATTGTACTCTTGCTGAGTAATAATACCTTTTTGTAGTAAAAGATCAAGTGTATCTTTGTATTCGTCGGCTATAGCAGGTGATGCAAAGCACAATGCCATAGCAGCTATGATTGTAATTTTCTTCATGTCTATTCCTTATTTCCAAATTGGGTTGTTGTCCGGACCACGGAAATCCTTCTTCCAGTTTTCCTGAACTAGTTTGATAACATCAGCTGGCATGTGAACGTATTCTAATTCAGTTGCCATTTGACTGCCGTTCTTGTAGCTCCAATCAAAGAACTTAAGAACTGCACGACCTGTTAGTGTGTCTGCTTGTTGCTTGTGCATGATAATAAAACTTGCACCTGTTGCTGGCCAAGCATCTTTACCAGTCTGCCATGTGAGTAACAAATACATACCTGGCGCATTGTTCCAGTCAGCATTTACTGCTGCTGCTTTGAATGTTGAATCATCTGGTAATACAAAATTGCCATCACGATTCTTCAATGCTGCAAATGCAATTTTGTTTCTTTTTGCAAAAGCATACTCAACATATCCAAACGCACCTTTGATACGCTGCACTTGTGCTGCAACACCTTCATTACCTTTGCCACCTACACCAACTGGCCACTTGACTGCTGTGCCTTCGCCTACAGTGCTTTTAAAATCAGCATTGGCTTTGCCTAAGAAGTTTGTCCAAATAAATGTTGTGCCAGAACCATCTGCACGATGAATGACTGTGATAGCCAATGCCGGAAGATTCACACCTGGGTTTAAATCAACAATAGCTTTATCATTCCATTTTGTAATTTTACCAAGATGAATGTTTGCAATGATTTCTGGGGTCAACTTTAATTGACCTGGTGCAACACCATCAATATTGTAAACTGGAACTACACCACCAATGATTGCTGGGAATTGAACAAGACCTTCTTTGTCTAATTCTTCTTTCTTGAGAGGCATGTCACTTGCACCAAAGTCAACTGTCTTTGCTTTGATTTGTTTGATACCACCGCCTGAACCAATTGATTGGTAATTAAGTCCTATGCCAGTTGCTGCTTTGTAAGCTTCTGCCCATTTTGCATAGATCGGAAATGGAAAAGTCGCACCTGCTCCTGTTAAATCTGCTGCTGATGCGACTCCTGCTACTAATAGAGTAAAAACTGCAAATAGTTTTTTCATAGTGTGTGTCTCCTTTTAAAGAAAATTTGTAATTTGCAATAAATATTTAATGGCCGCAGTATGACAATTCTGTTACAAAACTCTCTTTTTTGAAATTATTTTATGGAAATTAAACTTGCACTGGACTGGCAGACCGTAAGTGCTAACCTACGTAAGCAATTAAGTACGATTAACTATAACCCAGATTTAAAACAAATGTTGGATAATATTGATAAAATGGTTAATGAACTTAGCAGGGCTGAAGTAGTGGCTAGGCAAACTAGACGCACTTATCACTTAGAAAGTCACAGAGAAAAAATTAATAAAGCAATCAGTCACTTAGAAAAATTAATACTTATTGCTAAGGTAATGGATTAACAGGCCAAACTACATCGTCAAGCGTTGTATATTGGTTAGTAATATCTCTTAATTGTTGTCTATAAGTCAGAAGTTTAGTGAATTGACTTTCACTTAATGTAGTATTCATGCCTATTATTTTTTCTTCAGTATGTCTAGATACTAACCAATCTGTAGAATTTAATCTCATGTTACGTTCATCTGTTAATGTCCAAACATTATAAACAGTGTTTGCTGCATCTTCATTGATAGCTTCTTTAATTTTATTCCATTTTGTTAGAAGCCATTGTATTTCTTCAGAATGTTCAGTATGAGTTTGTTTACCATCACTATAAATGACTGCGTAAATATTTCTACTTGGTTCTAAGCTTATTGCAGAAATTCCTGTTTTATATGGGAATTTTGTAAGTGTGAAAAAAACTTCCATACTAGAAAATGCATGTTCATCATCATCTATTCTAGCAGAAAAACTTTCATTTTCGTAATCTAATGATATAAAATCATGTGCCATATTTTTATCCTTTGTATTGTATAAATGCTATTCTAATTGTACCTGGATCATAGTTTGCACCCACAACAGATGGGGTTACAGTATGACCATGTGTTACTGTATTTGTTCCATGTGGTACGCTGGCTAATGTAGCAGGAGTCGCCCCTATAATACCTGAACCTTGATGACTGTGACTCCACGTATTCGTAGTTGTAGAACCCGAAGCACCAATATCATTATTTGCTCCTGTTGTTGTGTCCCATGCACCCTGACTTCCAAATCCAACAAAGAAATCTACCATATTTATTGTGCCATTTGTACCATCACACACATACCATCCTGTAGGCAAACTAGTTAATGAACCTTTGTACATTAAAATTGAATTTAATCCTAAATAACTTTCAAAACTATTTCCCCAAGCACTTAACAATTTTGTTAAAATTGAATTCGCCACAATGTTCAATGTCATATTATGATTATGTGTTAATGTTGTGACATATGGGAAATTAGTTGACACAACTGTTGCAGGGTTAAACGGAAAATTTGTATCAATATGACTGTGTGTTCCGCTGACTGCAGTAGTTCTTATGTTTGTAATAATTGTGCCTGTACCAGTAGTATTATTTGACACCCCTCCTCGTATTGGTTGATTTTCAGCACCTAATATAGAAAATAAACTACCCGGTGAGTTTTGTGAAAATACAATACTATTTGGAGGTAATCGTTTAGTTGCACTAATGCACTCAATGATTATGTATGTTGAATAACTAGCAGGTGTTGGCACTCCAATAGTAGATAAATTTAAACTTCCTATTGTATGAGAATGTGACCCTGCTGTGCCTAAATTAAACCAGCCACCTGGAAATGCGGTGCCAGAAGGATTGAATGCAGGTCCAAATGATATTTGACTAGGAAAGTGTGACCCTGCAGTACCTAAAGTAACATTGACATTGCCAGATAAACTAGGGCTAGATGTTGCTTCTATTTGCATTTGAGTAGCAGTGCCCCTTAGAAAATACCCATCTGCTATATCATATCTTTGCCAACCTGGTATACCTGTAAAAGATTGATTGTAGAAAACAAGTGCACCTACTGGTATATCCGGTGGAGGTACAGGAGGAGGCGGGACGAATGAAAATGTACTAAATGGTGAAGCTGCTGACATCCTTGGCATTTTATCCGCCGTAACTAGTTAATTGTCCTAACACAGTCCAGTTAGATGTAGTTCTAATTAATGTGAAACCTACTACATCAACTGAGTTGGCTGTACCAACAGGGATTACATTTCCTAACCAATTAATAGTTTGAAATAACCCATCAATTTGAAATTGATTAGCTATGTAAGCACTAACGCCTTGTTCTATTATTATTGGTACAACAATGGTTCTATTTGCAGTTGTAGGAACATTAGTTAGATTTACTGTAAAATTGTTTGCTACACTTGAATGATAAAAGATCGCACCTGTTTGAAAATTATGTGTAACTGTACCTGTAGCATTTACTTTCTGATTTAAAATGTCAGTTGTTTGTTGGAACGTTGCTATGTTTGCAAAGTTAGTAACATTAAGATTTGCTGTGCCTGCTACTGAAAGTGCGCTTGTAGTAGTGACATTGCCAGTAGACACATTTGCTGCAGTAATGTTACCACCAACACTTAGTGTTCCGGTTACATTACCACCTGTTGATGTTACTATAAACTGTGTAATACCATTCGCAGATATACGAACGTTTGCGTTTGCTTGAACTATTACATTACTATTGCCATTTATGATTTGTGTGTTAGCCGGTACACTTACGTTACTGATGAATCCACCGTCACCACTAAAGAAATTTGCTACAGCTAGATTGCCTAAGTTAGCATTACCAACACGTAAATTACCGGTAACGTTGGCAGTTGATGTTACTGTTACATTAGTGAATATAGCACTGTTAGGAACATTAGCACCAATATTTCCATTAAATGCACCAAAGAAATTTGCATAAACGTTTGGTGCATTTATATTTCCGTTAACAGTAAGTGAAAGTAAATTACCAACACTTGTTATATTTGGTTGGCTGGTTGTTGTAAGGGTGCCTGCAATAAATGTAGTGTTTATATTTGCTGCATTAGCAGTTCCATTCTTTGTAACACTAAACCTTGAGATACCACCTACACGCAAATCTATTAATAAACTATCTAAATTACTATTATTATCTGTAATATTTTGTCTGATACCTGTGAATAATTGATTTACATTATTCCAAGTTTGATTAAATTGTACGGGGCTACTTGAATTAAGTGCTGATGTAGTTACAATTAAATTAGTTAAGGTACCTACACTTGTTATGTTTGGTTGTGCATTTATAGTAACTCTAGCAGCAAAGTTTGCGATATTGGCAGTATTGGCTACAGAAACAGTACCAGCAAATGTAGCGTAATTTGCATTGGCTACTTGGCTTACATTAGCTCCATTGATATTTGATAATCTATTACCACTACCTTCAAAGAAGTTTGCAACAACTAGGTTTCCTAAACTTGCATTGCCAGCTGAGATATTGCCTGCAATAGTTACAGCATTACTTACTGGATTAAACGTGAAGCCATTTGTTGCACCTAATACTCCATTGTTATTAAACAATACATGAGTGTTACTTCCTGGTAAATTGATATTACCGGTTACGTTGCCTGCGATATTACCAACAAACCAATTAGCTGTTACGGTATTACCTAATGTAGCATTACCTGAATTTATATTTCCAGTAACACTTAAACTTGTTAATGTACCAACACTTGTTATATTGGGTTGTGCGCTATCTACTACGGTGTTTGACGTTGCGGCATGTGTTGCTGCTGTGGCATTTTGCGCATTGCCTGCACTATCAGCATAAAATGCATTTGCTACTATTCCTGTAATATTTCCTGCTTGTATATTACTTAAATTATTACCACTACCTATAAAGAAATTAGCTGTAGCAACATTGCCTAAATTAGCATTACCTGATGTTACATTACCTGATACTGATAAACTTGTAAGAGTGCCAACACTTGTTATATTTGGTTGTGCATTCGTAACAACTGTGCCTGCTGTAGTCGCATTACCTGTTAAATTACTAGTTATTGTATTAGCGGCAAAATTGTTGTTGCTGTCACGTAATACTATTGTATTCGCTGTATTAGCAGAACTAACTGAATGCCCTTGTAATAAATTAGCATTTAAATTTGCAACTAGTGTATTACTGCTAACAACGAAAGGCGCATTACCTGTAACAAGATTAGATATGAATCTTCCCGTTGTAAAAATATTGCCATTACTAATTAGGTTACCAGCGTTAGAATAAAGTGCCACATCGTTAATCAATGCGCCATTAGCTGAAACGTACAAATAGTTATATCTTTGATTTGTTGCACCTAAGTTAAACGTATTGTTAGCATTGGGCAATAGATTACCGTTAATATTACCAAGTATTGAAAGCCCTGTTAATATACCTAAACTAGTAATGTTTGGTTGTGCTGCAGTTGTTAGTGTTCCTGTAAAGAGATTCGCACTGGCTACGTTACCTAAATTAGCGTTTCCTGAAGTCACATTACCAGACACGCTAATATTACCTGTATTGGTATTGCCCGATACAGTTACCCCATTGAGTGTTCCTACACTTGTTATGTAGGGTTGGCTCGCAGTAGTTATGACTGCGGCTACATTAGTTGTCTGAAGTGTGCTATTGCCAGTAAAAAATCTAAGATTTTGATCCGCAGTAAAAACACCACCGGTGTTAAACTGTATTTCTGTGGCATTACCTGCCGCTGATTGTGCTGCTTGTGCTACCCATGTAAGATTACCCGCCCCGTCGGTCTGTATAATATAGTTAGCAGATCCGCCCGTAATTCTGACATTGCCTATATTACCTAAATCAGCAAGATTGGTTACAGTTAAGTTTGGGGTTTGTAAAAATGGAAGGGTAATCCCAGTAGGTACAAACCCTATGCGATTCCAGACTCCGTCGGTCGAATTATATTCATACAGAATACCATTGATTTCTACTTGCTGTCCATTAATAGGCGATACTGGCCAGGTCATTTATAATTCCTCATCTATCTATTTAGTGCTAGACTTTCTGGGCAGCGGTTGACAATAAATCCATTTGGGCATATAATATCTGTATTGTGATTGATAAGGAGTTATTAAATGTTTAACTTTTTTATTGAGTTTGACGATGGTAATGCTATTATTAAGCATAATTTAACACAAGCGCAAGCCAAAAAGCATTACAAAAATTACAACAAAAATCCAGCAAATAACGCTAAATCTTGGGGCTGGGAAGAAAGCAATCCGTACAAACTCAGCC